TCAATTTTCGTTGATGTCGTGATATTCCTCGCAGGCTTGCAAGGTATTTTGTATCAGTGTTGCGACGGTCATTGGCCCGACGCCACCAGGAACCGGTGTAATCCAACCCGCACGTTCAACAGCGACATCAAATTCTACATCTCCGACTACTTTACCACTTTCCAGGCGGTTAATGCCTACATCAATCACGATAGCGCCTGGTTTAATCCACTCGCCGGGAATAAAACCGGGTTTGCCCACTGCAACCACGAGTAAATCAGCATTTTCGACATGTTGGCGCAGATTCTTGGTGAAACGGTGCGTTACTGTGGTGGTGCACCCCGCCAGCAGCAGCTCAAGGCTCATCGGGCGGCCAACAATATTGGATGCGCCGACGACAACGGCATTTAGGCCATAAGTGGGGATTTCATAGCGCTCCAGCAGTGTAACAATACCGCGTGGGGTACAAGGGCGCAGTTTTGGCGCACGTTGGCACAAACGGCCTACGTTATACGGATGGAAGCCATCTACGTCTTTATCTGGATGAATACGTTCCAAGACTTTGACATTATCAATCCCGGCAGGCAGCGGCAGTTGCACCAGAATCCCATCGATTTCACCGTCATCATTCAGTGAATCAATTAAAGCTAACAGCTCAGCTTCAGTAGTCGTCATCGGCAGGTCATAAGAACGGGAAACAAAACCGACCTCTTCGCATGCCTTACGCTTGCTGGCGACATAAATTTGTGATGCCGGATTCTCACCTACCAACACCACCGCAAGCCCGGGAGCACGTTTACCCGCAGCTAAACGTTTCTGTACCAACGCAGCAACTTCGTTTCTTACCTGCTGCGCAATCGTTTTACCATCAATAATTTTTGCTGACATCAGTGGAAAGGTCCATCAATTAAAAAAGCGGGAATCCACCTATTTTGTCAGAAGCGGGGCGTGCTGTCAGGCGTATAATAACGATTAATTAACGATTAAATAGCCAGATGATAAACCATAAGGCGAAAACCCATTGACTCGAAAGCGACTGCCCGTATAATCCACCCCGCAACTGACTACCGGCAGCCTCTATGCTGCGGTAAATATCAAATGCGCCCTTAGCTCAGTTGGATAGAGCAACGGCCTTCTAAGCCGTAGGTCACAGGTTCGAGCCCTGTAGGGCGTACCATTAAAATCAATGAGTTACCCTCTATTTAACCCCTAATTATCAGCAACCTTTTTCAAAAGTGCCAGATTAGTGACGTTAATCCCCATTACCTCATCAATTTTACGCGCATGCTCAGTTAAATGGTTTGGCGACAAGTGGGCATATCGACGCACCATTTCAATGCTTTCCCACCCACCCATTTCCTGAAGTGCTGATAGTGGCACCCCGGCTTGAACTAACCAGCTCGCCCACGTGTGCCGCAAATCGTGGAAACGAAAATCAGTGATTCCTGATCGCTTCAATCCGGTTCGCCATGCTGTATTATCATCAACGCGCATTTTCCTCACTTCTGCCGTCTTTGTTCCATCTGCCCGGTGCCATGCTGAGGTGTGGACAAACACATATCTTGAGTGTCGACCTATCTGTTCACGTAATACCTTGCATGACATATCGTTCAGAGCTACGCCAATTGCCTTGCCCGCTTTAGCGTTCTCTGGGTGAATCCATGCAACCTTTCTTTGCATGTCGATTTGCGACCATTCCAGATCCAGAATGTTCGACCTTCGAAGCCCGGTAGCCAGAGCAAAGACCACTACAGGGCGGAAGTTCTCAGGCATGCAATTGATTAAGGTTACAGCCTCATCTTTTGTCAGCCAGCGTATCCGCTTGCTCTGTGGTTTTCTGGTCTTGATCACTGGCGCTTTGGTTAACCACTTCCATTCGTCTGCTGCTGCCCGCAACAGGCTGCGTATAAATGAAAGGTGCTGGCTTCTTGTTGCCGGTGAAACCTGCTTTTCCACATAGCCAGGTATTGGTTTTTTCTTCCTTAATGCTGCATCTCTTTTTGACTCCCAGATTTGCCTATGTTTCCTATTCGGCATTCTGGACACCGCTTTCATGATCTTATCTTCAGTAATACTGGATATTGGCACCCCAGAAAAATGACCGAGGAAAAACTCAATCTTCGTTCGGTCATCATCCAAAGAACGCTTGTGCTCTTTTTCTGTCAGCCAACGCAAACATGTTTCATCAAAAGTGTGTTCAGCTATTTCACCTAGCTTATCCACCCTCCATGCATCTGCCCTTAACTGATCGAAGAGTTCCTGCGCTTGTTTCTTGTCTGCCGTACCAAGGCAGCGTCTAACTCTCTCCCCGTTCGGGCGAACGAAATCACAGTACCATTTTCCGTACCTTTGCTTGAGCGCCATACAGATTCCTTCTCTGCTTGGCCGTTTTCTGCATTCACGGCCTGATTGTGTTGGTTGCTGTGGATATATTCAAGACATGCTGATTTCAGAATTTCAAAACTGCCGCCGCCATTAGCTCCGCTCTTGCCCGCTTTTAGTCGCTTATTTTTTATTAGTAATCGGACGGTTCTCGGGGATTTTCGCAGGTAGGCGGCGGCCTGTGATAAGTCGAATAACTCATCATCAAGCCGAATATCATTCATAGCTGGCCTCTTATCTCTTTATCAATCCCATCACCTATTCCACTTAAACTGACCATTCAGCACGCCGATGGCGAAAAGAAGCCAAGCCAGCTTGTAGCCAAGTGGCTTTAGCTTTTCGTAGTGGCGCAGGATGATAGGGCGGGTGATGGAGTCTTTGTTTATGTTGGCCGGCAGAGCGGCGAGGGTGGTTTTAATTTCGTTGTTACACATTCTGGCGGTGGATTGGAGCGCGTTCTGTCTCTCTTCTGGCGTCACATATCACTCCTTTGGCTTCCGGTACCCAGCATCATAGATAGCAGCGGCAACATCTTCTGGTTGATAGCTATCAGGCAATGCGGATTGAATACTAACGATGTCAGTAATTGCCGCGTTCTTGCGGGCTAATTCTTCTTCGTCAAGAATCTCATTGCATAGGCCCACGCACTCATTACAGATATTCACCTCAGGTCCGGTAATTATGCGAACCTCGCTTTCAGGCTTTTTGCAGAATGAGCATGCAACCCCTGGCTGTAACTCTTCAACTTTCCACTTAGCGAAATCAATTTTCATAGCCATCATCCAAACATCCCCCTAACAGCTTCAGTCTCAATTGTGTAAATTGTTGCCAGTACCGCCCACGCGATGATGACGATAAAGAACCAGGCACCGTCTGATATTTTTGGTAGTTTCATGCTGCTTTACTCCCAGATAAAATATTAGGACTCAGCCACAGGCACTCAAGGCGCTTAACTGAGCCTTTCCGTCCGGCTGCCGATGATTGTTTCTCTTGCTTCTGCCAGCCGGTAAGGATGTCGTTATACATATCCGTGTTGTAGCCGCTAAGCACGACCATCCCCTCAAGCTTGTTGACGGTATCGAGTAGGTTTAAATGAGCGTTATTGTCCATTTCATGGCGGTAATATCTGGATGAAATCACGCGGGTGTCGTGGACATATGGCGGGTCAACAAAGTGAAGCGTTGAAACTGTGTCGTGGTCTAACATGCATTGGACAGCATCGCGATTCTCTACCAGGACACCTTCGAATCTCTGGCCAACTGCTGCTAAGTTTTCAGGCATCCTCGCCCAAAGGTGCTGCGCGGTTGCCGAACTGCGTTTTGTATCCAGTCGAAAACCAGTTGTCCCCTTTGTAGCGCCAGCAGAACCAAATCCCATTGTTGCCCTGATGACTAATTTCCGCGCCTTCTCGACCATCGTTTCTGCTTCGCCGTATGCATCGGTAAATTCGTTGCGAGAGTAGGGGGTTAGAATCAATGATTCGATAAGGCATTCACGCAGTGTCATATCGCGCAGAACGAAAAAGAGATTAACTACATCACAATCTAAATCGTTATAAACCTCGGCATAGCTTCGTTCTTTTCTCAGCAATACAGACGCCGCGCCGCCGAATGGCTCTACATAATGCGTATGGGCTGGGAAGTGACTGATAACCCAGGGTGCCAATCTGAACTTGCCGCCGTGATAACGTATTGCCGGGTGTTTAATCTCGCTCATGACACAGCCTCCATATATGACTCTATGAACGCTTTTGCCGCTTCAGCATTGATAGCGTTTCCGTAGGCGCGCAGTCGTCCCACGCGGTTGGCAATCCCATCAGCCAGCGGGAATGTGCCGGATTCAACTGGCCGCCATTTGCCATCCCGGCACAGGAGCCAGTCAGCATTTCTCCAGAAGCCGTTAACCGGTGTGGCGACCGAGGTAGCCCTTGTTCTGTCGCATAATCCAGTCGATCGAACATCCTGTTCTTTCCGTCCGACCTCATTGTTGTTGGCCCTGACCCCTTGTAATCGCTGGTTGTTGGTGTTGACCATCCTGCCAGCCTCGCTGCTCCACCAAGCGTTGTCCCCCGTTGTGAATGATTCGCTGCTGCCGCTACCCCCCTTACTTGGTTGTTGTCGATGGTGGTTACCGTTGGCCACCCCGCTAATTGAGCTGCTGTCTGAAGATTCATCCCCCCATTGCGACCAGATGTTCCCGCTCCCGTTGAGCAATTCGCTGTCACTGTTGGCCACCCGCTGTGCTCCGAACCAGAGTCGCTGCCTGATATGCGGTGCGCCGACGCTACAAGCTGGCAATACTGCCGCCACGCAGGCGTAACTTTGGTTTTCCAGTTCATTGAATAAATCGTCGAGCCAGTGCTTTCCAATCGCAGCCGCAACCTGTTCTCCAAAGAGGTTTGTAGGTTTTCGCTCTCTAATGAGATTGAGCCAGATGGGGGCAAGATGGCGTTCGTCGGCTGTTCCAAGTTGATTGCCGGCAGCACTGAAAGGCTGACAGGGACAGGAGCCAGTCCAGACTGGCTTATCATCGGGCCATCCGGCATTTCGCAAGGCAAGTGACCAGACGCCGATACCTGCGAAGAAGTGGCACTGTTTGAATTCTGTAAGGTCTTCTGGTTTAACATCTTCAATGCTCCGCTCATCAACATAGCCCGGTGCGATGTGACCGGCCTTAATAAGGTTTCTCAGCCACTGGGCCGCGTAGGGATCAATCTCGTTGTACCAAGCTGTCATGCCGCTTTCCTTTTTCTGCGCTCATCAATCTCATAGTCATCACGACACCCAGCGTCACAGAACAAGCCTCGTTCTATTGGCTGACGACATTCTGAGAAGTGGCAATGCCCGGTAAATGTCATTGCTGGCTTGCGGTTAGCGATACCGATTTCTATATTGAGTTGTTCAAGTTTTTGAGCCAAGTCGATTTCGTCGCACATTACGCCACCTCATTTGTTTGTTGGTTCAGCAATCCAAACTTGACGATTTCCAGTACGCCAAGCACCTCGCAGATGCCTACCTCGCCGTCATACTCGCGAATAAGGTCATTGATTCGGCCCGTCAATTCGGCGGGCAGCGGGAATTTACGCTCGACTGGGAGCATTGAAATAGCCATGGGGATACTCCAGATAGTGAAATCCGTTTCTGTCGTTCCGTGGTGGGGTTAAAACGAGTTAGCGATAGACTTCGCTGCACATAAGCACAACGTTGGGCCTGCGCTCTTTAATCAGCGTTGATATTTGCTGGCATTCGGACTGAGTAGGGTAGATATCTTCTGTAACGGGTAGGGCATCACAGGCATCAAAGCCGCATGAGCTTATGAGAAGAACAAAGCCGATTAGCATTAGCCCTCCGCTGGTTTGGCTGCTGTGAAAAGCGGCTCTTGCCATAACTCATGTTCTTCAATATCTGCCTGACTCACAGCATTCAAACCGAGAAATCTTAATTGCCTAGCCCCACCTTTCTCATGAATTATGTAAGCTACCGGCTCCAACGCTTTCAACTCTGCAAGTTGCTCACGCAGTGATAGCAGCTCAGCATTTCGCTCAATCAGAGCATGGGCCATTTGATTGATTAAGTGACCATCGGGCCAAACGTGAGTTAGTTTGACTAACTGCCACTTGTCATTCATCGACATTTTTATCTGTAATTTCTGTTCTTCACTCAGCATCTGCATTCCCCTCTACCAGACCAAGTCAGCTTTGAATTTATTCCCACACTCTGGACATTCTGCATCTACGTCCACAGTGGTTTGCAGAGCATAGCCATGAGTGCCATCTATAAAACCGTCGTCAGAATTAAGGTCGAAACTGTCTTCGCACTTTGGACACTCAACCCATAAATCAACAGACCATTTAGCCTCTACGTTAGCCATTGTCGCCATCCTCGACCGTAAAACCGGCTGCTTTGATATTTTGCTCACAGCGCCAAATCCCAAAGTTATAACCGGTGTCAAAGTCATTTCGCCAATTGTCGGGCCACATGTTTATGCAGTCTTCCAGACCATCATCAGGTAACACGACAGGCACTAGAAGCTTCTCGTTTGCCGCTGATAACGCTGCTTCTGCTGCCAATAATTTAGTATTTATATCTGCTATTGAGTTCATCAGTCGTGTAATTTGGTACTCAAGTAGCCCACCAACATTAGTTTTCCCTATGTGTTCATCCCATTCATTATTTTGCAAAAGCGTGATGATATCTCCGACATCAGAAGCTAACTTGGCGTATACATCACGCTCTTTCTGCGCCGATTCCAGTTGGGCTATCAGCTGCTCTATCCGCAAGTCACGCCATGCAAGCTCTACTGCAATGTCTGACTTGCTGTGTAAATTTTCCGCAGTCATTGCATGAATATGTACACCGTAATGGTTCGTTCCCATCACGGCCTCAAGTCTTACTTCGGTGTCATATTGCTTTATCTCAGACATAACTATTCCTCAGCAGATTGACTGCCGGTAATGGGGTGGGGGATTAGGCTGCCAGTCCGTTGGCAGCGAGTGACAATTTCAGATTTGAGTTAATCCGCTCTGCAATTAATTGAGCAACGATTTGGTTTTTAACAACTTGGTTATAGGGGGTGATCCATCCGTGGTGCTTGACTGAATAAACGAGGGTTATATTGCCAACAGTGATGTTGTCGTGAGGGTTGGTCATATTATCACCTGACCTGAAGCGATGGTTCACCCTCTTCAAGGTGAGCACCAGAAAAAGAGATTCCGCCTTCAATGGCTTTTTTTACAGCCTCTTTTACTGCGGCCTTGTCAACTCTGGTAATGACTTCCGTACTTACAAAGTCATCACCGATAAGTGCCTCATCATCAATTATTAGCTGGTCTACCGCCTTCCTAACGGAGAAAGTATTGAACGTGGTCTTTACGGTTTTCTTCCCTGCAACAGTCATGCAATCCAAAATATATTTCTTTAACCGCTTACCTTCATTTTCAAAGTGCCTCTTCCTTTCGGCCAATCGCTTACCCTCCTCGTCTAATGCAGTCGCGTTTCCGTCAAAAATCCTGCACAATGCATAAACCTTATCTAATCTGTCCGACAATTCACCTTCCATTCCTTGAATGGTGTCTGCAATTTCCTCATCAGTTAACTCGCCATCCTCAGCAAGTTGTTTTAACTTCTTAATATCTGCCGATAGACCAATAATTGTTCCTGACATGATTATTTATCCTTGGGCTTCTGCCTCGTTGTTTGCAGATGTAAGAACCTTTATTCGAGCGTCTTTTATTGCTAAAAGTCTACGCAGTCTCGTGGCTGCATATTTTGCCTGCTCAAGGTCACCTCTTGACTCAGAGGCTTTCCGGTGTGCTTCAATCGTCCGTGATACTGATGTAAATATTTTCTCTGCCTCTGCCTGACTTACCGCTGTTTCTAATGTTGCTGCGTTACGTGCAAACTTGGCGTCAAATTCATCGCGAACATTAGTCACCGCCTCTGCTTTGTCGCTGGCATTTTTGATGGCAAACTCTTCTTTAACTTCTTGCCGATATTCTTGGTCATCGAACAGTCCAAGGAATATGTCAGCTGAGAAACCGAGCATTGATAGTGCTTTTTTTGTTGCGTCAGTAAGAGACTTCTTAGGGGCCTCACCATCCGTTGTTAGCCCATACTTATTCTTTGTTAGGTATGGTGTGCATCCATACGATTCAATTGATCCCTTTACACCATCTCGCATGAACCAAAGCTCAATTTTGACGGTGTGGTTAAGCTCATACACAAAGTTACCAGCCGCGTCAGAAACTATTCTTTGGCCCGCAGGTTTTCCATCTTTCATCACCGTTTCTTGAATAGGTGCGCCTTTATCGAATCGCTCTTCAATAATTCGATACCCCCAACCAATACCGATAGGACCAAATATCTCCGTTGCCCTCATAACCATGTAAGTTCCGTTTATTGATGTCCCACCACCATTATTTGAGAACGCTTTGGTATATTTCTCATCGGTCTTTTGTACTTGCTTCCAGACTGATAGATTTTCAGTTTCCATCACGCTACCCTGCCATATAAGTTAGTTAAGGCCATGTAACCCTTATGCTCTGTCGCCGATTCAGCTTCCTGCTTACGCTGGTACAGAGCTTGCCAATAGGCACTATCTCGCTGATAGTCATGCAGGCAATCCGTGAACTCGTCGCTTTCCATGAACTGCCGTTGTTTATCATCATCAGTCAGGCGTAAATTCATCCACGCCTTGCGAAATGCCGAGTCTTTAATACCTTCCATGTACTCACTGGCATATCTGTCAATAATGCTGCGCTCCTCATCGCTCAGCGCGTTGAGTGCCTTTTCTAAGTCGTTCATTTCGACCCCCGATAGAAGAGACAAAAGGCAACTTGCCACAGGTCGTTATTACCAACGCGGCGAGCATCAACCGCGAGCAATTGAAGTGCTTTTACGATATCCATTAAGGCTCACCTCGCTGGTTTAATGTTTTAGCAATCCAGAGCAGAAGCTCTATGAGTGGATTGCGTGGTGGTTCATCAGAGCAGCCCGATGCGGGATACCCTGCAATGGCGTATTGCATAGGGATACCTTTTGATTAGTTGTGTTTAGCCCACAGCAAAACACCGACGATTGTCAGGCTTACTCTGGGGATTGGTGGGGGTGGGAATTAATCTATCTGAGAGTTGGATGGGTATCTTTCTGGGTAGCGAAACTTCAATAACTCGTCCTGAGTTTTACTTAATCTCTCTTCCAGTCGCTTAATCGCATCTGATTGTTGATTAATTAGTTCGCTATTAGATTCTTGGGCTGAGCAAGCTACCTGATATCTGGCTTTATCAAGTACCGTACCTTCACCATATAGGCGCTCATATCCACAGCGCTGGCCTCCAGCAAATCCGCTTTCCGTCATCCCATACATGCTAGATATTTGGTCAACAACATGCTTAATCACATTGTCGTAGCAAGATAGCGATTCAATTACCTGCATACGGTCTTCATCGCTCATTAAGTCGATAAGTGACGATGCATCATTAAGCGTTATTGTTATTCCGTTTGAAGCTTTAATTTCAATTGTCATACATCACCTGCTTAAATTGAGTGGGTTTGGTGTTGCAATTAAATTAACGGTCACATTGAAGCCGGGGTAATCTCGGGCCTCATCTAAATCATCAACAACACGCTGCTTAAGGTCGTTAACTTCTCCGTCAAAATAATTATCAAGCTCACGCTGCGTTACAGTAATCTCGATTTCCATACATCACCTCATCTAGTGGTCTTAGGCTGCCGCTTCTTCATCTGGCTCATTAAGCCACTCAGGACGATCACCGTTGCCGAGATGGAAGTCGATGATGTCTAACAGGCGAGGGTAGAATTTAAGCGCTTTCCTAGCATCGCAATCCATACCCGCAATATCGAGCTTACTGAACTTCCGCCATTCTTCTGCCGTGTGGCTTTGGCAACCAGCTCTGACGTACTCGCCATTCGTGATAAATACTGGGTAGGCCCAGCCCATGAGTACAAAAGTGAGATCAGGCAGGTAGGCACCGCTCAGGTCGGCACCGCTCAGGTCGGCTCTGGATCCGTTTTCTCTGTACGACTCAACCCAGATTTTATGCTCGCCAAGGATTTTATTTAAATCGGTCAGGTTCATTGGTTGCCTCGATTTTAGGTACAAAAAAAGCCGCATTAAGCAGCTCGTTGTTTGTTTCAGTGGTCTTATTGCTGCCACCGGTTAAGTGGCAGGGGTAAGGTCACTGGGTTAATCGTCAACCCACTCAACACAGTTAAGTAACCGGATAGCTTCTTCATCAGTTGGTTCGCGCTTATCAGCATTGCATTCAGTGCAGAACTTCGCCTGTACTGGCTGGCCCATACACCCGCACTCATGACCAGAGCAGCAAGAAATGAACTCTATTCCATCAATGCAGTATCTGTTTTTGCAGGTCTTACCCATCATTCATTCCTCATTTACCCGCCAATTTAGGCCGTTATGTTCTGCGCTAACTTCATGTCTTTAACTCGGTATCTTTTCACCACAGTCTCATCAATACCGCAGCATATGCATAAGCAAACAGCTTCCATGTGGTTATGCTGCTTCTCAGTAGCTGGACACTGAACCGGAACATCTACCCATGAGTTTGATCTGAGATGGCTTACCACTTTGTGGACATAAATCTCATTGGGAGCGCCGTGGCGTTTTTGCTCAATCAGAGCGTAATCACCAAATTTAAACTGGTGCATTCTCTTACCCCTTAACTATGTGGTGGGCTTCATTGCGAACGTTAATCTGCGAGTCCAGAAATATCGATTCCCATCATTTTCAAAGCAGTGGCTGGGTCTAGCTGAAGAATATCCCACCCCAACTTTGAACGAATCTCACTAGATTCAACACGGTCAATGTTCACCATAAAATCAGCAAACTTCTCGCGGTACACTTCTTCTGGTTCGTTTTCTAACGGCTGGCGGAAATTTCGCATTTTGGCGCGACGCTTCAGACTTTCTAAATTAGGGAATGACATTGGCATGGTATTTACCTCGCTGTTAGTGATTCTGACTTACGGAAGCCTGCTGCAAACTTAGCCACGTCCGGCAAACATATGTTGTCCGCGCTTGGTCGCTCTGTGCTGCGAATCTGAATAGGCATCGTTGCTTTGTATACCCTCGATGTGCATCCTGTAAGAGCTGTAGCGATGTTCTTTTCTAAGGTGACGTCACTTATTGACTTAGCGTAATGCGCTTGAGCGCGAGCCAGTTTCTTGCGTTCTTGATGGTTCGAAATAGTCATTGGATTACTCCATTTGGTGGCTTTATGCCTGCCGACTCGTAAATCGACAGGGTAAATCCACTTCGCCAGCCTACTTATCATCTGGCTCTCCGATATTGCCTACGGTTTGTTCGGTTCTTCGGCTTTCGCCTTCTCCTAAAGATGCCCAGCTATTCAGGTGCAAGCTGGCTACCTACTCAGTGAGTCCATATCGATATTGGTTTCGCTATCTCGCTACTCCCTACGACGTTTTTTTCATGAGCAACAGTCCATTTTGCACACTTTCGCAGTGCCCAGCGCTCATGCCATTGAGTTCGTAGTCAGGGGTATCTCATGAATCCCTCACCTCTAACCGGTGAACGATTGGCGATCGTTCTGGAGTACCGGAGCTTGTTGTAATCTAAGAACCTTGACCCGTCGCTACACAGGCTAGCTAGCTTGCTACTCAGGGCAGCATCATCACTGCTGCATTGCCTTTCGGCTGCGGTCTACCCGCGTTAGTGCACCATTTCGGCACCTCCTGTTATGGGTTGGTTTTTTTTGCGACCGAATCAGTCGCCTAAATTGTTAATGAGCAGCCTGTCGTCCTGACTGGCGCGGCTGGTAATCCTGTCTGCCGCATCGATGTTTCGTTTCGATGGGCAGAGAATACAAGAAACCTTGTATGTCTGTAAACAAGATATATTGTTTATTTGATTGTAATTACAATATTTCTTTGATTTTAAAGTGAATTTAATTCAAAAATAATTCAGACGTGACCCTTCGCACCGGCTATCAGGCGTGAAAAGTGTGCTAAATTGGGTGAAATTTATGCGGAGGTTGGAATGGATAACTCAGATTCGGTATATAACGAGGCATGTAGAGTGGTTGGGGAATGCTGCCTGATGTTGGCGCAGAACGGTGAGGAGATAAGCCGTGCGCAGGTGGCGTATCAGCTAAAGCGGATTCACTGGCAAATCATGGAGCAGACAGGTGAATCCAACTTAGCTATAAAGCTGGCAATAGAGCAGCTGGAAGATGGATTAGAGAAGTAGCTGATTACAGGAACAAAAAACCCGGCAGCGGGGCCGGGTTAGTTTTAGTGTTTTTTGGAAATAAGCCCTGGGCGCTGGTTCTGCAGATGTTCAAGAACCTCAATAGCCTTCTTATTTTCAATGACCTTGTCCTTAACCTTATCCGCAAGGTAATCCCTAAATCCCTTGGGAACATATTCCTCACGAAGCCACTTGCGAAACTCACCAAGAGCTTCTTCTGGGTAGATGTTGGCAGGAACTGGCCCCGCCTTTTGCTGCGGAAACCATTCTGGATATGTGTGGGGGTGCTTTTGCAGTTCCCCATATTTTTCGGTCAAATCACTTTTTTTCCAGTGATTAGCCCATCTAATTCCTACGCTAATATCGGGAACCGTTTTTGGTCCGAGTTCTAATCCAGCATTTATGAGTGGTACAGTAATATCCACCATTTCTCTGAATACAGAAAAATATCCGGCAGGTATATTATCGTTCAGAGTGATTCTTTCTTGGAAGCATTTCCACGCTCCTGACACAGGGTTATCAGGGTTTATACCAACGCTTTTGAAGATGAATGATCTAAGAGTAGTTCTGGCGAGTAGGCGGAAATTCTTCCTGGCGGTTGTATTATCAAATGCGTTGGCGTCATGTGCGTAATATTCCAGTATGGCCATTGATACCACATCAGAATAAGCATGACTCTCTCCGCCAAAGCCATTCACCAAAGAATAGAGTTTACTTAAGTTATATCCTTGCTCAAGCAAAATGCCATCAATTATTTTCCCTCTAGGCTTTAGTCTTTCTTCCGTCCAGTTTGATGTAAATCTCAGCAATGGCGCATGATCTACACCACATAGACGAGCTAGTCCTCTAAGAGTTAGGTAGGGAGAACCGTCATTTAGAACCCCCATCTGTACGCCGTTTTCTTCAATCTCCTTAACCGGGAATAGGGACAGGTTTTCTTGGTGCTCAATCATCACTAATTTTTTCTTATCCATTTGATAACTCGTGAATTATGTCTGGTGCCCAAACTTACCCTAAGCGGGGTTAAACGTAATGATCTTTGTCATTTACGCTCATGTGTGTAGATCATCGGCAAATGCCGAAAAAACTATAGACCGCATCTCTGCGGCATCTTTACCCACCCCTCTATGGGCTAGCAGAAGCTAAAACATCTCAGCTTCATTCCACCAGTGAACAAACCACTCGGCTAGCCACCCAATGTAAATCACACTCAAGATAGCGGCGATAGTGAGAATGATGACCACCAAATAAGCCTTCATTCTCCCTCCTTGAGCTATCTATGGGCTAGCAGTGGGTTAGGGTATTACACCAACCGCAACTTTGTTTCGACGGCTACGCCAATGATTTTGCAATTCCCATTGATTGGCACAAGAGGCCATGCTGGGTTTAACCCTTTTAGGTAGCGTAACCCGCCATCGATAACCAACTTCTTAAAAGTAACTTCGTTAGAATCTGTTAGCTTAGCAATGACAAGGTTTCCGTTAACCGGCTCACGCCCAGTATCAAACAATACAAAAGTTCCTTCTGGCACGCTTAGTCCAACTGGAGCCGTCATTGAATCCCCATCAACTTCTAGCCAAAATGCCTCACCTTGAACGTGGGCGTCGGACTCCAGCCATAATTCAATGTCCCTGATCGTATAAACCTCAAGCGCTTCCGCCCAAGCGCCAGCTTGCACCTTGCTTATTACCGGATACCGCACGCCGGGAGTGTGAACGCCAGCGAATGAAACATTACCAACACCTTTCCCAAACATTAAGTAATCAGGATCAGTGTTTAAAGCCTTGGATATTTCCAGGAGATTTCTGGGCCGCTTCGTTGTGCCATTTTCTAAATTTACAATGGACTGTTGTGTAGTCCCTGCCTTAAGCGCCAGCTCACTTTGCGTCATGCCTAATTCATCGCGCCTAGCTTTAACTCTTTCTGCAATGCCCATAAATCACCTCATAAATTTCCTCCCAATAGTCACAAGAAAAGCTGTAATTGACAAACAAGGTTTCTTGTCTGTAAAATACAAGAAACTTTGTCAAGGAGGCAATATGGAAACTATATCGGAACGCCTCAAACAAAAGCGCTCAGAGCTGAATCTTACGCAGGCTGAACTGGCAGAAAAGGCCGGTATTAAGCAGCAATCAATTCAGCAAATTGAGTCAGGCGCAACCAAGCGACCTCGCTTCTTGTTTGAAATCGCAAGCGCACTTCAGTGTGAACCATCTTGGTTGTTATACGGACCCCCAACAACCAAAGCAGCTTAAGCACTACCGCTCTTTACACAATTTAGGCGACTGATTCGGTCGCACCTCTACCAAAGTGACAAGCTCACAGCTTTGTCACGTAACAACATCTAAACCACAAGGGAAGAGTACGCAATGGAACGTGCAATTAACAGCAAGAGAATTATGGAAGTTGAATCTGAGCTACGAAGCCGAATGGCTATCAAGGGCCAGAGCAAGTTTGCGCGGGAGGCTGGCTGGGCCGAATCAAAGGTAAGCCGGTTAAACGTACATGACATGGCAGTGACGTTTGTTCTTCTGGAGAAGATATGGGAGACGAGCGTGATAAGGGAAATCGCAAGGCAGGCTGTGATTGCGGTGACCGGAAAGCAAAAAGCCCCTGCGCGAACAGAGGCTTCAGAGCAATTCACTATGAACTTTTAACTGGATCAATTCACAGGAGTAATTATGCATCTAAATGCATCAATTAAGCAACCCGGCATAATAAATGAGATGTCCATCCCTGATGGGTTTCGAATGAATGGTTGGGTATACATTCTCAGCAATGATTACATGCCTGGAATCTATAAAATTGGCATGACAACAACGAGCCCTGAAGCTAGGTGCAAGGAGTTGTCATCAGCTACAGGTGTACCAGCCCCATTCAAGATTGAAGCAACATTTCATTGTGAATCAGCAGCCAATTCAGAGGCTGCTGTGCATTCATACCTCGCAGATTTTCGAGTAAATGAATCGAGAGAGTTCTTCGAGGACGATCTGGATGAATTGATTACGGCTTGCGAGGAACACACCCAAGCAAACGCATCCACAAGTGTCCAGATGCTAGCTGATACATACGACGTTATCAGTTTTGAATCACTCGATGAACTCAATCTTCCATCTCTCTTTGAAGACATTGGTATTCAAACCTTTGGTGATCGGCTGGCTATTGCCGAAAGGCTGATGAGGCTTGGCGCAGAGTTGATCGTGAATAATCTCAATAAGAATGGTTGCTCTGCTGTTTTTTCTGATGACCAGATGTTTGCGGTCAAGGGCGCGGAATGGCAGTGGAGAGAGCAAATGGAGAAAGACCAGAAAGAGTTCCAGGCAACGCAAGAAGCTATTGGAATTTGTGGCCCACAACTTCAAGCGGAGTTTTAAATGGCTAGATCCAGAAATATCAAACCCGGATTTTTCACAAACGATGAACTGGCAGAGTGTAGTCCTTATGCACGATTGCTGTTTGCCGGATTGTGGACTATCGCAGATAAAGAAGGGCGGTTAGATGATCGCCCCAAGAAGATTAAGGCGCTTGTATTACCGTTCGACAATGTTGATTGCGATGAGCTGCTACAGCAATTGCATCAACATAACTTCATTACTCGCTATTCAGTAGATGGCGGCGCTTACGTTCAGATTAATAACTGGAAGAAGCACCAGAACCCACACTGTAAAGAAAGTGCCAGTGAGATACCCGAACAAGTAATGCAACCTATTGAAACTAAAGAAGCACCAGATAAGTACGGTGCAAGTACGGTGCAAGAACCAGAGCAGAACAATTTAAATCCTGCTGATTCCCTTAACCTGATTCCTGATTCCCCTATCCTGATTCCCTTCAACACCCAAGCCGCTGACGCGCCTTGCCAGGTTGATGATGAATTGCCACCTGCTAAGCAAGATGAGTTACCACCAGAACCTCAAGAAGCAGATGTTCACCAGATGGCCAGCCGTTATGCATTCGAGGGTTCCGTGGTTCGCCTGAGTCAGAAAGATTTCGACTGCTGGAAGTCGCTGTTCCCGAACATTGACCTGGTTGTTGAGCTGACAAGACTGGATCTGGAATTTTCCCACGAGAAGCCGAAGAGCTGGTTTACGACTGCAAGCGCCAAACTTAACTACCAGAACAAGCAATCTAAGCCGGTGTCAGCCAAGTCAAGGGTTGTTGCCGATAACTTTTCCGCTAAAAATTATGGAACCACTGATACACCAGGGTGGATGGAGGGGTAAATGGATCTGTCTAAAAAAATTAGCATTCTGAGAAGCAAGATTTCAGAACTGAGTAACCCGCCGAAAGAAATACCGAATACGACAGTTGTTATCGAATCTGTAGAGTGCCCACACCATGGTTCCTATCAACAGCGTCAGCGCAGCATGGCCAACCTCGCTACTTCTACCAAAAGCGAATGCCCTAAGTGTTTATCTGAACGACTAAATGAGCTGAAAGCAAAGCAATCAGATCATGACCAATGGGCCAGAGCAAGGCATATCAGCCAGTTGATTGACGGGCTTAACCTCCCTGAGCGCTTTAAATCGGCAACCTTAGAAAACTACGAGGCGGTCAATGATGCTGCTGGCCATTGTTTAAGAGTTTGTCAGGCTTATGCGAACAAGTGGCCAGAGCGCTTAAAACAAGGCGGCGGTATGGTTATGTGTGGGAAGCCAGGAACAGGCAAAAATCACCTTGCACTGGCCATCGCTCAATATGTGATTAGAACTCACGAATCATCAGCACTATTCACAACCGCACTGCGCATAGCTCGAGCATTCAAATCAACTTGGAGTAAAACCGCAGATCGCACCGAGTCCGAAGTTATTAAAATCTACACAGATCCCGACCTTCTCATCATTGACGAGGTAGGTGTTCAGTTCGGGTCTGACACTGAAAAGCAAATCCTCTTTGAAATTATCAATACTCGCTACGAAAAAATGCGGCCGACAATACTAATCAGCAATCAAACCAGAGACGAACTAAGTGCCTTTATCGGTGAGCGAGTGATTGATCGGATGAATGATGGCGGCGGTTGTACGCTGGCGTTTACGTGGGATAGCTACCGGTCGAGGGCTGCATGATGGACATAACTAAATCGCGGGAAGAGCTTGAAGCTTGGTTTAAATCGGAATTTATCGTTCCCGCCAGTAGTCTCACACTTTCACCTGAAACATTTAAAAATGTAGTTCAAAAGGCATATCAAGCCGGACGTGAAAGCATCGAGATGGAGTTGCCAGAGCGGGCCAAGTTAGAGCGTTCAGGAAAAAATAAAGGGCGATACGTTTGCGGGCGTTGCTCGTTTGATCCTGAATATGCGCTGGGAATAAACCACACAATAGACTGGTTTGTCGAGGCCCTCCGCACTGCCGGTATTCGAATCAAGGGAGAGAGTGAATGAGTATCAGTGAGCCAAAAATAGGGGAGCTGGTAACTTTAAAATCCGGTGGCCCGACAATGACGATAAAAAATATAGGATACACAGCCAAAAGTAATTGCGAATTAACATGCGCTTGGTTCACAAAAGATGAGCAATTAAACGAGGGCGCGTTCAGGTCTGAAATAATCGAGAGGGTAAAACCATGAAAGAATTAGATAGTTTCACTGTAGAGAGACTGGAAGAGATTATCGCAGAGGAAGGATATTCAGCAATGAGAACGCCAAAAAACGATGAGGTTAGAGCACTAGCCCGAATCGCGTTAGCTGCAAAGAGGGCTGAGCCTATTTATCAGTATCACACTGGAATAATCAACGAAGAGGGCGATATCGATTGGTATTGGGTGGATTGTGATAAAGGATTTTACAGCCAGTATGATAATCAACATCGCCGCATCCTCTACACCACCCCACAGTTGAACTCTCCGGAGATACCGGATGGTTGGCCTACAGAGGATATGGTCATAGCTGGCTTTGAGTCTGAGGCATGGGATGCACTTTCATCAGCAGTATTAAAGCGTCAGGGCTGGCCCTACAGTTGCAGAGAAAGCGCTGAATGTGTCACTGGCATCTTTAAAGCTATGCTCGCCGCCACGCCGGAGAAGCCATGAAAACACACATCCGAATAAACCGTAACGAGATACTTTGCTGGAACACGTTACCGCGCAACGTTCGTTATTTCGGCTACAGGCGAGATTGGATTGACGGGCCGGTGCCAAGTTTTGGTTTCTGGTTCTTCCATTTTTATATTTGGTGGCGGGAGAAGGAAAATGGATAAACAGAAGTATTTACTTCTAAACGAAAGCATCAGACAAAACGCAATAGCAGCCATCAGAAACACACCGCTCGATTTCAAATCCCCCAAAGAAGTAATTATCCAGGAACCCAAGCGAAGTCTTCCACAGAATAACAAAATGTGGCCGCTACTTACTGACATTGCCGAGCAAGTTTTCTGGCATGGCGAGAAGTACAGCAAAGAGGACTGGAAGGATTTAATTACTGACCTTGTAGCAGAAACCAAGAAGCAGGAGCGCAGACAGGCACCGGGCATTACAGGTGGCTACGTTCGCTTTGGTTATCGCACAAGCCAGATGAGAAAAAGCGAGATGGTAGAGATTATCGAGGCTGCTTACTGGTTCGGCACTGAGCATGACGTGAAGTTTAGCGATGATGCCAAGCGAGAAGTGGAGTGGGCCAACCGGTTCGGTGACAAGGGGAAGGTGGCAGCATGAGTAAGCTCAACGAAGAGTATTTCCGGTCGAGGTTCGAAGTCTGGTTTTCTGAATACTGGTCACATTGTGATTACAACATTGAAAAGGTGTACAAGCTCAGAACGGGAAATTCGTACTCCGATACTTTCCTTGGCTCTCAATGGATAGCATACCGCGCCGGTTCAACGCGCATGAATGGACTGGAGAAGGCCAGTGAAAAGACAACGTAGCCCAACCCAGATAGCCATAGACAACCTGATATTCCGCAAGACCTCTCGAACCAAGCCTAAACCCCCAATCCCCGCCAGCGAAATACCCACATATGACGCCATCTATCCGTTACTGGCTAAGCGCTGGCTAAGACTCAGGAGTAGAAAGAATGCTTGAACTACAGCGATCCGTCTGCGCGTTCTGCCGCGCCACACTGAAGCCTGATGAAGTTTATTCCTGCGACCAATGCGAACGTGAAAACGCTTCGAGAGAAATGCTGGAGGAAGCCGATGATAACCGGCAAACCAAAGAATAAGCCGCCAAAGCTAAAGAAGTGCAAAGTCTGCCCCACCAAGTTCACCCCTCGAAACTCCCTCCAATTAGTCTGCTGCGGTCACTGTGCTTACCTTTACCAAAAACGGCAATCTGAAAAGAAAGCTGCTGATAAGGCATTGGAAGAAAGAAAGGCATGGCGAGAGCGCAAGGCTAAGTTGAAGCCATTGAAGCATTGGGAGGATATGACTCAGCGAGCGATAAACGACTACATCACCAAGGGCCGAGATGTTGACGAACCGTGTATTAGCTGCGGCACATATCAAGCGTATGAATGGCATGCAGGGCACTTCAGAACGATAGCCAAGGCATCGCAGATTCGTTACAACGAGGACAACATAAATAAACAATGCAGTGCGTGTAATACCCATCAATCCGGAAACATCACACCGTACCGCATCAATCTTGTAAAGAAAATCGGCCCTCAGCGCGTTGAGGCGCTCGAAAATAACAACACTCCTCACCGATACACCCGCGAAGAACTCGACGGCATCAGAAGCCTGTACCGAGCGAAATTGCGTGAGCTTAAAAAACTTCAGGAGGCAGCGTGAACGCAGACATCAAAACCATCCCCGAGTTACTTATCGCTTCTTATGGAAACCAATCAACTGTAGCGGCCCAGCTAAATACTCAACGCTCAACGGTAAAGAAGTACGCCAATGACGTGAAGGGCGAACGGCACGCCATTGTTAATGGTCGGCTGATGGTTGGGACAACTGGCAGGAAGAGGTCAGCATGAGCACTGATACTGAAAGCGAACTGAGCAACGTTGTCGCATTTCCAGAAAGAAAAGAATCCCTAAATGACTCTCAGACAATGCGCCTTGATGGTGAAGGTAAAATTCGATGCCAGCACGAATCTGTATTGGTCAATGAAAAGGAGAGAGCGCTACGGTGCCGTCGCTGTGATGCTCTAGTAGAGCCATTCAATTACATTTTGCACCTTTGCGAATACGAAAATAGATACGTGGAGAACGTTAAATATCTACGACGGGAGGAGACTCAGCGGCGGCAGAATATCGAAAAGCTGATTCAGATAGAGAAAAATGCAAAGGCCAGAATAAGAAAGGCTGGATGCAAAGAACCTCTCCCGCTATGGCAAAACGAAAGGGTGGAATCATGAGACTGGAATCAATAACAAAACACTTCTTCGCTAAATCCACATTAATCAGCGACTCTCCACGGGCAACGGCTTCTGATTCACTTACCGGCACCGATATCATGGCGGCTTTAGGGTTGGCAGACCTTAAAAGCGGTTTCGGGCTGGAATTGTTCTTGGCAAAGCAGGGGATCAGTAATCCGCATCGCGCCGTGGAAAGTCTTACTCAATATGCGCTGAAAGAATCCGTTAAGTACAAAGCAATCTCTAAGCTCGATGAGGATATTAAACAAAGCGTCGTGCAAACACTCGCAAGATATGCGTTTGCTGATTATGCGCGAAGTGCTGCCAGCGTTCGTGAGTGTGAATGCTGCAAGGGGGAGGGGTTTACTGAGTCTGAGGTGTTCACGACTAAAACGTCAATGCCACTATTCAACAGGGAGATTGTTAAAGGCTCCATTAGCTTTGGAATTGAGGGATTCCGGCCTTCTGAGTATGAAGTTCATAGGGATCTGCGTGAAAAAGTAAAATTGCTATGTAAGCCGTGCGGCGGGAAAGGTGTGGTTTCAAACTCATGCCGATGCAACGGGAAAGGCACCGTAGTAGACAAGGAGAAATCAGAACAGCAGGGAATTCCGGTTTATAAAACCTGCGGGAAATGCTCAGGTCGTGGATATTCTCGACTTAAGTTTGCTGATGTCTACGAGGCCGTTAGAGAGCATTTGCCCGAACTAGCTTCCAGCACATGCTATGAAAGCTTTAAGCCGCTCTATGAGTTACTGGTAACGAAATGCTTAATGGAAGAGGGCATGGCTGATTCAATGCTCGCAAAAGTAACCCGGTAAATCACGATAGGAGCATTATTGCCACGGATGGCGACATTATAAAAACAAAGTCTTGCATTTTCCGGAAAAATGGACTAGATTCATCTCTAACGGTGGTAATTGCATCCGTTGAAGTGGTTAACCACCAAATAATCCCAGCCCTTGAGCTGGGTTTTTCTATTTTAGGGCTGCGCTATTGCGTGGCCTTTTTGCATTTAGCTCCCGTCAAAACAGTCAATCACTGAAAACACCCTCACATTTTCGAATGACTACGGCGGGAGCTATTCCCTACACAACAGCATACGAACCCGACCAACGGCGGGAAGATAATTCCCCAAATGGGGGTGGGTTATGAAAATGGAAAAATACTCAAGCGGTATCGCGAAATTCTTCGGTGGGCTTTTGATGGGGTTTGGAGCGATGTCCTTAAATGACTGGGCTGTTCTTATTGGTATGGCTTGTGCTGTAGGTACGTTCGCCTTGAACTGGTACTACAAGGACAAGGAATTCAAGCTGAAGTTTAAGCCTAGGTCTGGAGCTGAAAATGTCACCAGCACTGAGGAATAAAATAATTGGCGCATCGGCTGCCGGTGCATTGGCAATTGCTGGGGCATTGCTTGGTGGTGACGATGGGTTAGAAGGCCGCAAGCATGTAGCTTACTACGATGTCGTGAATGTTTTAACGGTATGCGATGGCCACACCGGTAAAGACATCATCCCCAACAAAAAATATTCAGATGCTGAGTGCGATGCTTTGTTACAGAAAGACCTAGCACCAGTACAGCGCACTGTCGATGCCGCGGTAAAAGTTCCACTGAGCAAATATCAGAAAGCTGCGCTCTACTCATTTACCTATAACGTTGGCCAGAGCGCATTCACTAAATCTACTCTGCTTAAAAAGCTCAACACTGGCGATATCAAAGGCGCTTGCGATGAGTTACGCCGCTGGACATATGCCGGTGGCAAGCCGTGGAAGGGATTACAGAACCGACGCGAGATAGAGAGGGAATTATGTTTAGCGGGATAAAGAACATATTCACCTATCTGCCTGCGCTACTGCTCATCATTCTGGCTGGCTTGTCGCTTCACTTCTACAACGAAGCGGATGAGTGGCACGACGTAGCTGACGCAGCTGCAGCTCTAGCAAAAAGTAAGCAGGACACCATCGATATGATGGAGAACCAGCGCCAAGCAGTAGCCGCTATCGATATCAAATACACCAAGGAGTTGGCAGATGCCAAATCTGAAAACGAGCGCCTTCGTGCTGATATCGCTTCTGGCACTAAGCGGTTGCAGCTCAACGCCACATGTCCAAAGCCAGTGTCCAAAACCTCCGGCCCCGCCAGCGTGGATGATGTTGCCAGCCCCGAACTTACTCCAGCCGCTCGAAGGGATTATATCGATCTCCGCGAACGAATCGGAATTGCAACTAAGCAAATAGAAGGCTTACAGGCATATATCAATAACGTATGCCTGATGCCTGCTAAATAGAATTGTTCAACCCCGAAAGGAGTGTGGTCCATTCTTAATGGCTGTAATCACAGCAAGTGGTCAAGCAACGCCGAGAGGAGTGGCAAAGCCGCGAACAAAGAACATGAAGGCTCAGTTTAACGACTGGGCCTTTTTTTGTACCTGCAATATCTCCGCGCATTCACCGCGCATTTCAAACGAGAGTCTTTCAGAAAGCTGAGTCTGAGAATTGCCGCTATAAGGTGGCGACCTTCTCTCGGGCGGCATTCTGGTGAACAGGCTCATCTTTCTAAAAGGTAATCGCTATGAAGCACCTAATTAAAATCGCAAATGGTCAGCCTGTTGTAAGCAGCAAAGTTGTCGCTGATGAATTTGGTCGTGAGCATAAAAACCTCATGCAAAATCTGCGTTCACTTATTGATAGCGGCCATTTAGGTGAGCTTGATTTCAAGCCCTCCTCTTATACCGACAGACAGAACAAAAACCAACCATGTTATGAGTTGACAGAGCGCGGGTTTCTGATCGCCATGCCATTCATTGGTGGTGATAAAGCAAGAGATGGGCAGGTTCGTCTGGTTGATAGTTTTATTGCTTACCGGGAAAAAGCTAAACGTGAAGCAGCTATTCAGGCCGAGCGTGATTTAGCTAGGGTTGAATACCGGCCAATGACCAATGCGATCAAGATCAGCAAAGAAGCTGAAGGGAAAGAGGCCGAACATTATCACTTCAGCAATGAAGCTAACCTGATAAACCGCATTGTGCTTGGCGCAACTTCTGCGAAGTTCAGGAAAGAGAATGAAATCGGAAAGGCCGAGGCGATTCGGGACTATCTGACCGCTGAGCAAATCCGGGCCATTACCGAACTTCAACGGGCAGACACGGTATTCATCAACATGGGATGGGACTTTGAAAGGCGTAAAGCTGAATTGACTACGATGTTTGAGCGAAACCACAAGGCACCGCTAATCGAAGAGCAACACCGGCTGGCGGCCTAATAGCTAAATGGGCTTTCAAAACCTATTTAAATTGAGAGCCACTTTCACAACGGCTCTCAATCATTACAGACATAAACCAGAAGGAAAGCAAAATGACTGTACGAGTAGTAGGCGCAAGCGGCGTTCCTGTTGATGCTGCCAGCCCAAGCGACATTCCAGGCGGATACGTACTCCCGGCTGCCACAGCAACAGTGCTTGGTGGCGTAAAGAAAGCCGCAACTGTAGCTAACTGCACGGTAGCGGCTGATGGTACGAGCGCAGGCACTCAGCTTAATGCACTGTTAACGTCATTGCGTGCTGCTGGCGTTATCGTTTAACGAATAATATCTCGTTGGGTTAGAAATTCTCCGAGAGTGAAAAGTGGGATGTGCTGAAAATGGATAATTTAACTGTAAACGTAAGAATGATAGCTCCAACTAAAGACCAAATGCTGGATATTGCCTTGCAAGTAGAGCGCGAAATGGCTGGAGATCCAATAAATGAAGATACAAAAGCTGTATTCATTTCCGAGGTGTTAAGCCGAACCAAAGAGCTAATTGAAGTTGAGATTACAAGCTAAGGAATAACAATGGCAAAGCTCACCGACAGACAAAAGCTGTTTGCAGGTGAAGCGGCTAAAAGGCCTCTACCACGACAAGAATTTCTCTCGGCATTCCATCCTTACATTTGTCTAACTCCTGCAAATGAATTATCTGACTGGGTAAATGAAAATATCCTCAGCGAAGGCGGGCATCTGCATAATCCTGACCACGCTCATCTTTTAGATGCTGGCGTTCGATTTATGTGGGCATCAAACGCGTTCACCAAAAAAGGAAGAACGGTTTTGGGTCAGGCCGAAGAAGTGGCGATGCGAGCAGGTGGTTGGCAAAAAGCAAGAATGCAGCAGCAGATGCATGAGTGGTTTGGTGAAGTACCAAAATACATAATCACTCTGGCAGGCGATTATTGCTCTGAATGTAGTGACCTTGACTTCTGCGCACTGATTGAACATGAGCTTTACCACATCGCACAAGCAATTGATGAATTTGGCGCACCCAAGTTCAACAAGGAAGGGCAGCCGGTTCTCGCTATGCGAGGGCATGATGTCGAAGAGTTTATCGGCGTAGTTCGCAGATATGGCGCAAATGTTGAAGTACAGGAAATGATTGATGCGGCAAACAAACCTGCGGAGGTAGCCCATCTTAACGTTGCCAGGGCGTGCGGAACATGCCTATTAAAACTGGCTTAACTTTGGATTGCTTTGGATGAATGGTGATTTATGGCTGCATTAAAACCGGATGTGAAAGCCTTCATCATTCAAGCGCTGGCGTGCTTCGATACCTTGTCGATGGTGGCTGAAGCCGTCCAAAAAGAATTTGGGATTAAAGTTACCCATCAGCAGGTTGAGTCGCATGACCCAACAAAGGTCAGCGGAAAGGGCTTAGCTAAAAAATGGGTTGAGCTATTTACCGTCACACGCGAACGCTTCCAGACTGAAATAGGGAGCATTCCAATAGCAAACAAGGCCTATCGCCTACGGGCTTTGGATCGCATGGCCGCCGCCACTGAAAAACAAAAAAACTTCGGAATGACCGCTCAATTAATTGAACAGGCCGCCAAAGAGTGCGGTGATTCATATACCAATAAACATAAGTTGGAGCATACCGGCGCAAACGGCGACCCACTGCAAATCATCAACTACACGCCTGCCGATTACGCAGCTGCCTCTAAGCAATTGGAGGATAAACTAGACGGATTGGACTGATATGAGCAAAGTCATCGAATGGGAGGATTTAACCTTCCCAGAGCGAGTAGTGCTTAAGTCTAAGTCCACTAAATCCTTTCTCAACTTCACTCGTCTGTGGTTCGAGCTAGTGCAGGGCGATCGGCTTCTAGTTAACTGGCACCATCGGTTGATGGCATCAAAGATTGATGACCTGATCGCCGGAAGACTTCAACCACGCAATCTGATTATCAACATTCCTCCAGGCGGGACTAAAACAGAATTCTTCTCCATCCATTTCCCGGCTTACGTAAACGCCTTGGTGCAGGAGGGGAGATTAAAACGGTTTCGTAACCTGAATATCTCATTTGCTGACACACTGGTTAAGCGTAATTCGCGCCGTACTCGAGACATTATTGCTAGTAGAGAATATCAGGAGTTTTGGCCTTGCTCGTTCGGTGTCAACCAGGCTGAAGAATGGGAAATAAAAGACTCTCGCGAAAGGTCTATAGGGCAGACGGTATCACGTTCAAGTAACGGGCAGATTACCGGTGGGCGTGGTGGATACTATGGCCCTGAGTTCTCCGGCATGGTTATGCTGGATGACTACAATAAGCCGGTGGATATGCTGAGTGAGTCGCGCAGGAAGAGCGCCAACACTTTGCTAGTTAATACCATTCGCTCTCGTCGTGGTGATAAGTCCAAAGAGCATCCAACCCCGTTTGTGAGTATTCAACAGCGTTTGCACACAGATGACGCTACCGGATTCATGCTCAACGGCGGGATGGGTGTGAAATTTCACCATGTCGCCATCCCGGCGCTAATCACCGAAAAGTACATATCATCCCTCTCAGAACCTTGGCGCTCCCTGTGCTGGGAAACAGTAAAAGACACCGAATCAGTTGTCATCGGCGGTGAGCGTTATTGGTCTTACTGGCCACAAATGGAGTATGTCGGCGATCTTGCTGCTCTGTGGGAAAAAGACCGATATACATTTCTCTCTCAGTACCAGCAGAACCCTATGGCGCTGACTGGAGAAATCATTGATACCAGTTGGTTTCAGACTTACACCTCACTTCCTGAACTTACTCACCGCGCTGTTTATGTTGATACGAACAGCGGCAAGATCGAGGACTGGCTTGACTACACGGTATTTACGTTGGTTGGAATGGGTGTAGATGGAAATCTGTACATTATCGATGTGGTGCGTGGGAGGTGGGATCCCGAGGACTTACTGCAAAAAGCGGAGGAGCTTTGGGAGAAATGGCGACTGAGCGGATCTGTTCGCGTGATGCCGATGCGTCACATGGCTATCGAAGAGAAACAAGCAGGGCAGGGCTTGATAGCGACGCTAAAGAAGAGAAGCGCTACTTCAGGACAGATGAGCATCCCAGTTAAAGAAATCCCTCGCGGCGCAGGACAGAACAAGTTGGTTCGTTGCCTAAACGTCATTCCACAAATCAAAACAGGAAAGGTTTATGTCCCTGCAACCCACAGTGAAGATGGAACAGCGGTTTCGTACGTTTACTACAATGATGGAACCATTGCAGGGGATACATCTTGGGTGCTTACAGCCATGACAGAGTGCGCAGCATTTTCCGCAGACGATAGTCATGACAATGACGACATTTTAGACACATGGATGGATGCCATTGACGACAACCTAATTTCTGGCCGAGTGCCGATGAAAATTGACCCTTCCCAACTCAGGAGAATTTAAGTGTGGCCTTTTAAAAAGAAAGAAGTCGCCGCGCCTGAGCCGGTGAAAGAGCCTGAAAAGGCTGAGATGAAAATTAAATCTGAGGCTGTGACTGATGTTTCATCAAAACATCGCAAAGAATTTCAGCAGTACAAGCCGCCAAAAGGGGTTATTCCTGAGGCAATAGAGCAAGGCATTCTGGCGATGGACTCCACGCCGTATAGTTCGCTCAATGACTCTTTCCAAGGATACACCTACGGCTATCCTGATACCTTCCCCGGCTATCCCTATCTCGCCACGCTGGCTCAGAAACCGGAATACCGGAAGATGGTCGGAACCCTGGCTGAAGAGATGACCCGTAAGTGGGTGAAGCTAAAAACTGTGGGTGATGACGATAAGTCAGATCGCGTACAGAAACTCTATGAAGCAATGGAGAAATTCAAGCTTAAAGAGCGCTTTCGCGAGGCGGCAGAGCATGATGGATATTTCGGTGGCGGACAGATTTATATCGATGTGCAATCAGTAAAAAGCGTATCAGCATGGACAGACGATGTAGAACTGCAATCAAAACTTTTCTTGTCTGATAAAAAGATAAAAAAAGGGAGCTTAAAGGGTTTTACAGTTATCGAGCCGGTATGGACTTACCCCGGTGTCTACAACACTGATAACCCAATGAGTCCAGACTTCTACAAGCCAACAGAATGGTTTGTGATGGGTAAGACTGTAAACGCTAGCCGTATGATTGACTTCGTGTCTCGCCAAGTGCCTGACCTATTGAAGGCTGCTTACAACTTCCGTGGTTTAAGCCTGACGCAGATTGCTGAACCATACGTCAACAATTGGCTTCGTACTCGCGATAGCGTTAGCGACATGATCCACTCTTTCTCGATTCCGGTACTTGGCACGGACATGCAGTCGGTGTTGTCTGGCGGTGGTGCTGAAACTCTCATCTATCGACTTGAAATGTTTAACCAGTGCAGAGATAACAGAGGCGCATTTGCAAAGAACAATAACTCAACAGAACCTGAGACAGTGGAGTTTGTTAACGCCCCATTAACTGGACTTGATTCACTACAGTCTCAGTCTCAAGAGCACATGGCGGCGGTTTCTAGTATTCCGCTAGTCAAGCTGCTAGGTATTACACCAAGCGGCCTTAATGCATCTTCCGAGGGGGAAATTCGCGTCTTCTATGACTATATCCATGCACTCCAGCAAATCCTCTTCAAGGACAACCTGAAGCGGGCACTGGACATCATCCAGCTATCAGAGTTCGGTGATATCGACCCAGAAGTTACTTTCGAGTTCGAGCCTCTTTACGAAATGAGCGAGAAAGAGAAGGCAGAGATTAGGAAAATCGACGCTGACACTGATGCGGTTTATGTAACTAACAGCGTACTCGCTAGTAGTGAAGTTCGTCAGAAACTGGCAGATGACCCGGATAGCCTTTACCACTCACTGGACTTAAGCGATGACCTCGAAATCGAAGACGACTACGAAGAAGACGACGAGGAAGGTGAAGAAATCGACGCCGCAAACGCTGAGAGCAATTCATCCTAACGCCGGAGTCGAAGCGTGGTATCGCAGACAGCTTGATAATCAGGTCAGGGAGATGCAGAAGTCAGTTGTTTACTGGATAACTGCAAACTACGAGGCGAGCGGGGCGGCGGTGGCAATGGATGCATCCCCGGCAGTGTTTATGCGTGATGCGATGAGGAAGCTTGCCCGGCGATGGACGAAGCGTTTCGACGATATCGCCCATAAGCTTTCTGATAGGTTCGCAACTGATGCAATGATAAACACTGATGTGTCTCTGGGGAATGCGCTGAAAGATGCGGGGTTTACTGTTGAATTCAAAATGACTTCGCAGATGAATAACGCGCTTCAGGCGACCATATCAGAAAACGTTGGTCTGATACGCTCCATCCCTGAGAAGTATTTTACTGAAGTTGAGGGGATGGTGATGCGCTCGGTGGCTCGCGGTCGTGATCTTGGTCATTTGACTGATGAGTTGCAGAAACGATACGGAATCACACGCAGACGCGCTGCATTTATCGCTCTTGACCAAAACAACAAAGCCACGTCAGTCATGCAGATTGCCAGGCAGCGATCTCTAGGTATTGAGGAGGCTGAGTGGGCGCACTCTGGTGCAGGTAAAGAGCCGAGGCACTCTCATGTGGTTGCAGGGAGGAAAAAGCAAAGGTTCCGACTTGACAAGGGTTGCTACATCGATGGGGAGTGGATATTCCCCGGACAAAAGCCAAGGTGTAAATGCACTCACAGGGTTGTAATACCTGGAATATTGAGAACAGGCCAGTAGCTAGGCCTTTTTATTACCTGAAATCCGAGAGTAAAAATGACGATCGAACGGTTAGCGTTTGACCGCGCATCCGTGCGCACAATCGACGGTAACGGACGACTTCAGATAGCAAAAACCAACATCAGCAAGGCCAATGTCTGCCCGTACTACGGGAAAGAGATTCCCAACTACGAAAAGTTGGGACTTGAGCCAGACAAGATTTACCAGCTTTACCGACACCCTGATGAGCTGAAGAAGGCCGCACCAACATTTAACAACATCCCCGTACTAAACCGACACGTTCCTGACTTTCCATCTGATCCGCCTCGCGAATTTCGCGTAGGTGCGACTCACTCTAACTGTGAGTTTGATGGGACGTACCTGACTGTTGGCATGACCATCTATGACGACTCAGCGATGGCCGGAATAGAAACGGGAGATCAAAGAGAATTGTCTGCATCGTATCAGTACGTCGCAGATATGACCCCCGGAGAAGCGCCTGATGGTGTGCCTTATGACGGCATCATGCGCGACATCGTGGGGAATCATGAAGCGTTGGTCGAAGAAGGCCGCGCAGGTAGCGACGTACTGGTCGCTGATTCACTACCTACAGGAATTAAAATAATGTCAGAACTTACCAAAAAGGTAATGGCAGCCATCGCGCCACTACTGGCGAAGGATGCTAAGCCAGAAGAAATAGAAGCGGCAGTCGAAAAGGTGGCTAAAGACGAAGAAACCCGCGCCGAGCGTGATAACGAGTCTGAGGCTGAGCGGCTAAAGCGAGAAGAAGAAGAATTAAAAGAGCGTGAAGAACGTGAGCGTAAAGACCGTGATCGCGACCGCGCTGAAGATGAAGACGAAGACGAGGATAAGAAAAAAACCGCAGATGACGAAGATGGCGAGAAAGTCTCCAAGACGGCAATGGACTCAGCCATTCGACTGGCAGTAGATGGCGCAACCAAAGAAGCCGCTAAAAACTCACGCCGTGTCCGCGAAGCTGAAAAGATTGTTCGACCACTGATTGGCGATGTAGTGGCGATGGACTCCGCAGATGATGTTTACCGAACCGCTCTTGAGCAGTCTGGTGTTGATATCAAAGATGTACATCCTTCTGCGTACCCAGCTCTGGTTCAAATGGCTATTAGCCAGAAACAAAACTCACGTCCTGTCATTGCGCAGGATTCCGCTTCCATCAGCGATTTCGAGAAGGCATTCCCTACCGCTGGCAAACTGAAACGAGGTTTCTAACATGGCAGGTTTTCAGAATTCAATTAATCAATACCCAGCACCGGGTGTTGAAGGCAGCTTTGCCAGCACCAATCCTCACGCTACATATCTGGCTGGCGAGGGTGCATTGGTAGCAGGCGATGACGGTTTAACCGTTGGCCGCTTCGCATGGGATGTTAGTGGCGTTGCATCGAATGCTGGCACAGGAGCGCCGTCTGGATTTGTTCATCGTGACGGTCAGGCTTCAATTACGGTATGGCTCGCTGAAGCTTCAATGTTAATTCAGCCAGGCCGTGAAGTAACACTAATGACCGCTGGGGACTTCTGGGCAAAAACTGCCACCATAGCAACTCGCGGACAAAAGATATTTGCATCTCTCACCACTGGTGAGATTCAAACCGGGGCTGCTGGTGCCACTATCGCTGGCTATGTAGAAACCAATTTCTTTGTTGGCAGCGCCGCAGCAGCGGGTGAGCGTGTCAAAATCACCACTTGGAGCAAGTAATGAACGACTTTCAAAAGCACTATTCCGCCGCGAGCGGTAAGTACGGCATTGTGCTGCGTGGTGTTGAAAATGCGCAGTATTTAAAGCCTGAGTTCGCTGATAACTACCAGATGGCGATGGACGCTCAGCCAAGCTTGGTGACATCACCTAACTCTGGAATCCCGGCCTATTTCACCAATTACGTTGATCCTGAACTGATTCGCGTTCTGGTCACGCCGATGAAGGCAGCAGAAATCATCGGTGAAGTAAAGAAAGGTGACTGGACCACCATTACCTCGCAATTCCCAATTGTGGAATCAGCAGGTGAAACCAGCTCATATGGCGACTTCAATAACAACGGCATGACGACCGCTAACGTTAACTGGGTGCCTCGTCAGTCTTACCACTACCAGACCCACACCCGCTGGGGTGAACGTGAGTTGGATATGTATGGTGCGGGTCGTATCGGTTACGCCGCTGAGCTTAATGTGGCTTCTGCACTGACGCTGAATAAGTTCCAGAATAAGTCATATTTCTTCGGTATTGATGGTCTGGAAAACTACGGCCTACTCAATGACCCTAGCTTGAGTGCCTCAGTAACCCCAGCAGCTACCGGAACGGGCGGCAGCGTGAAATGGGCTGATAAAGATGGACAGGCTGTTTACGACGATATCTCAGGTCGCTTGTACGCTCGTCTGATTGCGCAGACTAAAGGCTTAATTGAACGCACTGATTCAATGACATTGGCAATGTCTCCAGAAATGGAAGTTAACCTGACCAAGACCAACATGTACAACGTGAACGTTTCGGACCAGCTGAAGAAAAACTTCCCTAATCTGCGAATTGAAACAGCTGTCGAGTATGCAACTGACGCCGGTGAGCTTGTGCAATTGATCGCTGACCGATTGGGTGACCAAGATACAGGTTACGCCGCCTTTACGGAGAAGATGCGTGCTCACGCGGTAGTGGTTGAAGAGTCAAGCTGGAAGCAGAAGAAATCAGGTGGCACATGGGGTGCAATCATTCGTCAACCGCTGGGTATCGCCAGCATGATCGGGGTTTAATAAATGTCTGAAGTATTAACAGTGGGTTGCAAGATTCCTAACGGCTTAGTGCTTGAACAGGATGGTTATCAGGTGGAGCTTAAGGGCTCCAATTCCTCTCTGGTTTTTGGTGGTTATGGTCTTACTGAGGGCGTTGATAAAGACGCCTTTGATAAGTGGCTGTCGGTGCATAAAAACCAGCCATATGTAAAAAATGACCTGGTATTTGCTCAGGCAAAAACTAACAGCGCCCAAGCAAAAGCGTCAGAAAACGCGAAAGTAAAATCAGGACTTGAGGGTTTGCCGCAAGACAAACCGATGCCAGGAATCGAAAAAGCGGACGGTAAGTAATCATGGCGATCGTTGTTTTTGACATTAACGCATTCCGAGAGCGTTACCCGGAGTTCAATACCGTAAGTGACTCGCTGCTGAATGCGTATTTTGTTGAAGCAACGATCTTCCTCGATAACACCGATAGAAGTGTGGTTTGTGATGTCGCCATTCGGGCTGTCTACCTCAATATGCTTGTGGCTCATATAGCCGCTATTAACTCAGGCGTTAATGGCGAGGGGCCCACTGGGTTAGTTGGGCGCGTAGCGAGCGCATCAGAGGGTTCTGTTTCTGTCTCTACTGGTGAGGTTCCGGTAACGGGATCTTCATGGTGGTATTTTCAAACCCCGTACGGGGCTGCCTACTGGCAGGCAACAGCACCATATCGAACGATTCGCTATGTGCCCGGCGCTTCACCATCAATGTATCCAGGGCATTACTTTCGTAGACCAGTTACGAGGAGATAGTCATGGATAAGGTAATGGATTTTCTAAACTCAGTAAGCGATGAACTTACCTCAAAGCAAGTAAAGGTTGGGTTCTTAGTGGGGGCTACATATCCAGATGGCACGTCAGTACCGATGGTTGCTGCATCTAACGAGTTCGGAAACCCTGCGAGCGGAAGCCCTCCAAGACCATTCTTTCGTAATGCCATCTCAGAAAATTCAGGGAAGTGGGCTGAAAATGCTGAATCTCTAATGAAGAACCATGATGGTAATACCGAGCTGGTACTTAATCTGATGGGTGAAATTATTAAAGATGATGTGATGAGGTCAATAGGGACTATTGACTCTCCAGCTATAAGCCCCGTAACGGTTCTTTTGAGGGACAGATTTCCAATGAGGGACGGAATGACGTTTGGGGATGTTCTTGCTGCTAGAGAAGATGTTCAAAACGGCATCACTGGCAACGCATCAAACAAGCCACTTATTTGGACTGGGCACATGCAAAGCTCTGTAGATTATGAGGTGGGAGAAATTGAACCTTCGACAGATAGCTAACCGAGCCACAGCAAGAATCAACCCAAACATCCCTGCAATTGTCCGCAGATACTCCGACGAAGTAATGGGACCGGGTCGCAAGCCAGTTCCTCAGTACGCGCCAGATGAGCAAATCACCATTCAGTTTCAACCCCTAACGAGAGGCGACCTACAGCACGTAGACGGCCTCAACATTCAGGGGCTGTTCAAGTCCATTCATGTCAATGGAAGCTTCTACAGCGTCAACAGAACCATGGACAAGGGCGGCGACTTATTCATTGTCGATGGTAAGACTTGGCTGGTGATTGAGCCTCTGGAGTTGTGGCCTGATTGGTCGAGGTTGCTGGTCTGTCTTCAGGTGGACTCATGATTGATTACACGATTGACAACATCATCGACACGCTGGCTGATTTCGTTGAACCAATTTGCGGAAGGGTTCAGCAGGCGCAAGTGGACAGGGTGCCAATGCCGAAGGGCGAATTCTGCATCATGACACCCCTAAAACCAAAAAGGCTGTCAACGACAAGAGAAATTAACCAAGACACCGGAAGCCCCTCAACTAGCGCGATGGGATACACAGAGGTACGCCAGTTAGATATTCAGGTCGACATCTACGGGCCTAATGCAGCTGACAGGGCTGTCATGCTAGAGACAGTTTTCACAAGCGATTACGCTTACCAGAAAATCAAAGACATCGACAGCAGGCTAGCGCCACTTTACTCATCAGATGCCTTCAACTCGGCAATGATAAACGGTGAAAACCAGTATCAAGACCGGTGGACGCTGACTCTAACCGTTCAACCCCACATTACCGTGTCGTTCCCGCAGGATTACTTCGACAAAGCAGAAATAACAACTCAACAGGTAGATATATGACAATTCCATTATCAACAGATTTTTCCATCACGCCCAATGTCGTTACGCCTGCCGGTTCTGCGGTTGATGCTAACGGCCTAATGCTTACCGACAATGAACTTATCCCTGTCGGTACAGTGGCTTCATTTTTCACTGCCGCTGATATTTCTGCACTTACTGGCAGCAACTCGAAAGAGTTCTTGGCTGCTCAACAGTATTTCAACGGATATGATAACTCCTCGGTTATTCCTGGTGAACTTCTGATGTATCGCGTTGTAACCGCTGATGTCGCTGGGTATTTGCTCTCTGGAAATCTGAAGGGCATACCGCTATCTACATTGAAAGCAATCACCGCTGGCACCATCACCTTGTTTATTGATGGGACTTCCACTACCAGCACCTCGATCGACCTATCTACAGCAACAAGCTTCTCTGATATTGCTTCTAAGTTGGAGGTAGGGATCGGAGCTACTAAAGTAGAGGTTGAGTGGTTACCACTGGCCAATCGATTTATTATCAGATCTGCAACCACTGGCGCTGATAGTGAAGTGTCATTTGCGATTGCAGGTGCTCTGGCGACAGGACTGCTTTTAACGCAAGACAAAGCAGCGATAGTTTCTCCGGGCGCGGATGTTACCACCCTGACAGATACGATGAATAGCATCATTAATACTAATCAGAATTGGGTGCTGTTTAACTCTCTGATTGAACTTACGGATGATCAAAAGCAAGAGTTATGTGCGTGGGCTAGCGCCAGCCATAACCGATTTGGCTATGTGGTTCACGACAATACCGAAGCTGGAACTGTAGCTAATAACGCAGACTGCTTCGTGCAGAAAGTGGTTGTGGCTAATGGCTACGAAAACGTGTTCCCTGTATATGGCTCTTACTTGTACTCGGTTACTGCTCCGGCCTATGGCGCATCAGTAGACTTTGCACGAACCAATGGACGTGTATCATTCAAGTTCCGCGCATTCCCTGGCATTGCACCTAACGTTAGCGACCTTGCTACGGCTAAGGCTCTTAAGTCTAACGGATATAATTTCTACGGCTCGTACAGCCTGAACAAGACCATGAAACAGTACGCCTCAGATGGTTCGATTACAGGTAAATTCTTGTGGCTAGATAGCTTCCTTAACCAGGTTTGGATTAATGCCAATCTGGTTGCCGCATATGCAAATCTGTTCACCAATAATCAGTCCTTCCCATTCAACGCTAACGGATACGGCGCAGTGTCTGCCGCGACCATTGATGTAGCCGAACAGGCACTAAACTTCGGCGCAATTCAGCGCGGTGTGGTTCTGGATCAGGCGCAAATTCGCATCGTCAACAACACAGTAGGCAAGGATATCTCCGCGACGCTTTACTCGCAGGGCTGGTTCCTCTACATCCCAACTCAAACTGGTGCGGCGCGGATTGAGCGTGATCTGAAGGGCGTTATTTTTTATTACGTTGACGGGCAGCTAATCCAGTCTATCACTATGTCATCAACTGCTATCTTATAAGGGAATAACCATGCCTATCGATATTACCTCAGCTAACAGTAAGCTGCGCATCGTCGTTCCTGCTTATTACCCTGGTGGCTTTGATGTTGACGATTATTCAGCAGACAACATGTTTGAAACTGGGGCGTTACAGAACAAAGAAGACATGATGTCTGCTGATGGGAAGTACCACGCAGGTTTCATCTTCAACCCGACTGAATTCACCATTAACCTCATGGCGACATCAAATGCCGGAAATTTAATTGATGACTGGATGGCCGCAGAGCGAACGGCAATATCAGCCTTTGCGTGTAACGCCGTGCTAACCGTTCCGGCGCTGGGAGCTAAATGGAACTTCGTTAACGGTGTTCTTTATACGTGGACACCAACACCTCCAGGGCGTCGAGTTCTTCAACCACGACCGGCAGTATTCCATTTTGAATCTGTAACGCGGAGTGCCATCTGATGTCACGTAAAGAGATTGTATTTACCGCAGAAGACGGCAGGGACAATGGCAAAGAGTTCATCATCACGGAAATGTCAGCATGGGATGCCGATTCGCTAGCGCAGGACATTTTCCGTGCCATGGGTGATTCTAACTACACCGGGATTCCGGCTGATGTCATTGCTATGGGGTGTGCAGGTTTAGCGACAGTTGGACTTAGCGTTATCTCAGCCTCATCTCCTGAAGTGGCCCGTAACCTGCGTGACCGACTGATATCTACCGTTGAAATCGTCATTACTCATGATGGCAACAGAAATCGCCGACAGGTAAAAGGGAGTATTGATTTCGAAGAGGTTTCCACTATTCGCAAACTGCTCGATAAAGTGTTCCAAACGAACTTCGATTTTTTAACGATCGCCGGAGAGTAAAATATCCCTTCATGGAAGAAGAGACTCTTCCGGCCAAGTTAGTTTCGCCCGCCAATATCAGCCCAGCTATAAGCGCGATTATCTGCTCAGGTAAAGCATCTTACATAGACTTACAGGAAAGGTTATCCGTATTAGATATGTATAACCTTCTTGAAATTATTTCTGTGGAAAACTTCAACCAGCGCGTGTGGCATAAGCACCAGGAGCAAAAATGATCATTGAGGAACTGGCTTACAAAGTAACCATCAAAGCTGATGAGTTCCTGAATGGTAAGCGAAAGGTTAACGAAGAAGTAACCAAGCTTGAAAAGGACTTTGACCGCACCGGTAAAAATATCAACCGGACGCTAAAAACCAGCGCTACCGACTTTACTCAGTTCGGGAATGCGGCAGTTTCTTCGTTCCGTGGTGTAACTGCTGCGGCTGCTGGTTTCCTTGGCATCGGTGCTGGACTGTACGGAATAAAACAGCTCTTCACCTCCACCGCTAACGAGATTGTCCGCGCCAGTCAACAAGCAAAATTCTTTGGATCTGACGTGAACAAGATGTTCGGTGTGCAGCGAGGGTTTAAACAAGCTGGACTCAACGGTGATGCTTTTATCTCAGCGGCTGGCGGTGCGCGGATGGCACTGGCTAACATCAAAGACCCAACCATATTTGGCGGACTAACTGGTGCGGCGCAGAACCTCATGGTGCTTGGGGCGAGAACCGGACTGAACATCAATCAATTGGGTGACCCGAACAAGGCCCTGTCCGAGTTCAGCCGATACGGTAAAACTCACTCACAAGAAAACCTGATGCAGGTGATGTCAGCTGCTGGCTTTGACCCAACCGACGCCGCCAAAATCAAATCTGGTGAACTTAAGTCTCTTGTTGACTCTGAAACCAAGAAGTCAAACATTACCGCCGAACAGGTGAAAAAACAGGAAGATCTAGTAGCAACGCTGGGAGAGCTTAACTCTGTGTTTGCAAGGCTGCGGACTGATTTAGCTACTGCCTTTGCGCCAGATGTCATTAATGGTATGAAAGCCTTTGGCAAGTGGATCAGCGAGCATCATGGGGATATTACGGGGTTCTTCAAGGACGCCGGTGAAACAGTAAAGAATTTCACTCAGGCTGTTGGTGGTGCGGAAAATGCCCTCAAAATCCTTGCTGCTGGTTATGTTGGCAGTAAAGTGGCAGGCGGAGTGGGGGTGGCAGGTGGCTTGGCAAGCGGAAAAGGTTTCATGGGATTCATGGGCAAGCTTGGTTTGCTTGGTGCCGGCGTTCTTTACAGTGGGGATATTGCAGATGCCTTAACCCCCGACTCAGTGCTAAAAATGAGGGATGAAGATAAACCTCTAATGTATCAGATGCACTGGCTTGAAAGGGCTCTTGGAATCCCCTATGACGACCCAAACTCCGATAAACCAAGAAATCCAGCAGGGAGGAACCTCCCAGAAAAGAACAACAATCCAGGCAATATTCGTGGCAAGAGCGGACTTGGCGGTTTTTCTGGGTATCCCACAGAACAGGACGGATGGGACGCCATGACCAATCAGATCATGATGTACTATAATGGAACCAGCAAAGCCGCTGGATACAAAAAACTCAAAACCCCTACCGAAATCCTAAATAAATGGGCTCCACCATCAGAAAACGATACCGATTCCTACATAAAGGAAGTTTCCGCCTACATGGGGGTTGGGGCTAATGATGAGCTAAATCTAGCAGATCCTAAAGTCATGGCAAAATTAAGGACGGTAATGGCTAGGAAAGAGGGATTTGGAAACTGGCAGAATGGATTAAAAATTCAAGGTGCCAACCAATTCCAGAATGAGTATTACCTTCAACAGCAAAAATTTGCCAATTCTCGCCCTAATAGCGGTCCATCAAGCGTTGATAATAGCAAATCAAGCAGCACCCACATAAACACGGTAGTGGTAAACAGTAACCCTCAAACGGTTGATGCGCTGACTAATAGTATTTCCCAGCAGTCGCAAAGAGCATCAACAAATGCCTCATTTTCAAGTGCTGTCCGCTAGTTTTTATCAGCTCTATTTATCTCCATCATAAAGGCAATTGTCTTCGCCAACCTTGCTGAATGATCAATGGTTTCTGATAGGAATGCCCTAGACGGAGAGTCGTTGTTGTTGCCATGGAAGGTATGTTCAATGTTTTTCATGGCGGAGTTCTTCCACATTATCACTTCATCAATAGATTGAGATGATTCTGCTGATATTGAGGCATCAAGGCAGATGCCTGAAACAGAGTCCCTTATGTCTGATGGAGTTTTGCCAAGCGAGCTAAGTTTGACTCCATATTTTTTAACCATGTCGTTTGCCATATCTTGACAGACTTCATCAACGCTTTTACCCATACCGGCTACGTAGGGTTTAGATTCATTAATAAGGCTTTGCATCTTGTCCTTGTCAGCCATAGTGATAGAAAATGATGAAGCGGAAAACAAAGATGAGGCGGCGATGAAAAAAATAATAAAATTAGTTTTCATTTAAATATCCTTATGTTTTCGATAATTCTACCCATTATCTGATGCAATAACACGCAATATAGCCCGCTCAGGTGGGCTTAAAAAGGTAGTGTCGGCTTGATAAAGCAGCGGCATCCAACAAGCGATTGGGGGTGTATTTTTTTGAAAATTCCGATCCTTGCACCTTTTTTAAGTGGAAACTTTTTACCATGCAATTTGGCGTGTGAAAGATATGGACATTCGCAGCCGTAATTCATCCATGTGCCATATACAATGCCAACTTTGATCATTCTTTCTCGATCGGAAATTGACTTAACTAGGTGATACAAAACCATTCCTAGTTCTCCAGATGCTTTTTGGTCTAGCCTTGTGTGCTCGGAAACTGCAAATTTGAAGGAATACAAATCGCCTTTGCAGTTAACTGCTTTATCGTAAAGGCCGTTTCCCTTCTTAACTTCAGAAATAACTTTATTGATGATGCATCTATCTTCTTCGGTTGTGCACCAAGAGAACATCTTGCCTATGGCTAAGCTTTCTTCCTTGCTAATGCTGGGCATTATTTTCCCTTAACCTTAGGTACCAAATCATAATTTCTAGATATCTCTTCAGCGAAAGCCTTGGTTGCTATGCGAATCACGCGGTCAATGCTCTTTTCTGAAAGGTCCTCCGCTTGCTCACCGGAAAGCCAAGCCTCTATAGCAGTGATGATCTCTGAGTTCATCGACCTACCGCTAGCCTTGGCTTTCTCTGCTATAGCATCGCGCATTCCATCAGGGAAGCGCACAACAAACTTCTCGTAATCTTTAACCTGTTTTTCAGTCATAACGCTCACCATAAAAAATTAATGATGGCATATTGCTATTTATATTCAATGATGGCATTCTGCTTTCAAGGCATAATGCCATCATATGGAGGTCAACATGAAAAAGACGGAAGCAAAAACAACCCTGCGTTACCCGCAGAAGGTAAAGGAAGAATTTAAAAAAATTGCAGATGAAGAGGGGTTATCGGAAAACGCTGCTCTGGTGCAGGCCCTAGTGTGGGCTTTGAAGTTCAGGGGGCAAATGCATGCTCAGTAAAAACGACGAAACCCCGCAGTGCTCGAACACTAACGGGGCTTCTAATTTGTCAAATACTTTCGGAGTTATCGACATGTCAAGTATAGCAACTCAGATCACTACTATCAACGTTCCGTTTCATGGTGCGAATTTGTATGTTGTCAACCATAACGGCGAACCCTACGCACCAATGAAACCAATCATTGATGGCATGGGTATGGATTGGGCCTCTCAGTTTACAAAGCTGAAAAACCGCTTTAAAACCTGCGTTGTGAAAATCACAATGCAGCTTCCGGGGGATGATCAGCAGCGTGATGTTACTTGTTTGGCACTACGCAAACTCAACGGCTGGCTCCAGACCATTAGCCCTAACAAGGTTAAACCAGAAATTCGCGACAAAGTAATCCAGTACCAAGATGAATGCGACGATGTGCTTTATCAGTACTGGACAAAAGGAGAGGTAGTTAATCCTCGCAAAAAGAGTCGTCAGTCTTCCGCTACGCAGCTAACCCCGCTTCGCCAAACAGCGGAGCGATTGATCGCAACGGGGCTTGGGAAGATTTACCCAGACATCTGGAAGCTAGTTCATAACAAATTCGACATCGAACATATTCACCAACTTCAACCAGTGCAGATAGGCGAGGCGGTTGAATACCTAACCGCATTAGAAGGCGAGTACCTGGCAAAGGCTGGCAAGCAAATGTCTCTGCCGATTTCTTACCCTATGTCTTACTACGAAAAATATCGCTGGCTTGTTGGTGATGATGCACTATCCGCACCTTGGCGCTATCCGGCTGGAATGCTTACTCCAAACGGCGATTACCCAAACCCATTGGGTCGCATGCTTGGAGATATGAAACAAATGGGGTATGAAGTAGAAGCTGCATTATTTCAACTTCTATCCCTTCAGCATCACCTTGAAGCTTTGCGGCAGAAGATTGACAGAATTCAAATGACGATTCGTTAGTCGGCAAATATTTAGGCTAATCATCCAAACCTCGCTAAATGCGGGGTTTTTTATTGGCGGAAACCATGAGCATTATCAACCTAAATACAGCAGATATATTCAATGCCATAGGTGGTGGGTCTCCATTATCTATCATCAATAGCGTTCTCCATCCGCAGTACATAATCCGGGATGGGAAGACGGGAAGCGTGGCTCTTGAGTTTAGCGGCATGTCATCTATCCAACCAAGCGGACGCGCACAGATAACCACCGCTCCAGTTGAAAAGGGGATGTATCAGTCAATAAACAAGGTCAAAGAACCTTCAGTTGTCAGATGTGAAATCATCGTTACTGGACTTACAGGGTTCTCTGGGGGGCTGCCAAACATCTTCGACTTAACCTTCACCAGTCAAAGTGACGTTCTTGGTACGATAAAGAACATGCTTGGCGCGACTAATACCTACGATATCGAGACGCCGAAGGAAACCCTTCAGAGCTACGACCTTATTGATCACTCATATGAAGTTAACTCTCAGCGCGGCGTAACAATGCTGACCGTGTACCTTTATTTTCAAGAGGTCATGCAGCAAATGGAAGTGGCGATATCAGGAGCACAGACCAATAAAAATCCAACTGATGATGCAAAAAGCAATGGCGCAGTCGGAGTTGGCTCACCAATAAAGGAGGCAAACTCTACTCAATCTTCGGTCGATAAGCTCGGAAAGTCTTGGTCGTCACTAAAGAAATCAGTCGGTGATTTATCAGACGCCGCAACAACTTCAATAACATCCACGTTTAAGAGCGCACTCAGCACTGTTTCTGAGCCAGCGGCGAGTGTCGCAAATAGCGCCACTGAGAAGGCAGCGCAATTGGCGCAGAATATAACCAAAAATATCACGGGGGCATAGAATGAGAACTGTATCTATAGAACCCCTGAAGTCGCAATCCATTTCCGTCTCTCTCGGTGGGCAGCAGTGCGGAATTAGACTAATTCAGCGTGAAAGTTTCATGTATATGGATTTGACATCAAATGGTGTTCCTTTGATTCAGGGTGTTCCGTGCCTGTATGGGAACAAAATGGTCGGATATAAGTACCTTGGTTTTGTTGGTGATTTTGTATTTATTGATAACGTCGGCCAAAGCGATCCTGAGTGGAACGGTCTTGGTTCAAGGTTTGACCTTTATTACATCGAGGAGTCAGACCTTGTATAGCCAAAAGAATCTTAAATTTGAGTTTAAAAGCTCCCCGCTTCCATTCAGCGACATGAATGGCAATGACACAATAACCATAAGCAACGTCAAGGCAAGCGCATCAATACAGTCATCAGGAAACCTTTTCGGCACCCAAGCAACTGTAACCATATTCGGACTGGGGCTTGAATTGATTTCCGCCCTGTCATCCAAGGCAATGGGTTTGTTTAGCAGCGATGGCGACAGAGTTAGCATGAAGATATTCGTTGGTGATGTTGCTGTTTTTGCTGGCTTCATGACTTCATCTATTGCAAACATGAATCAAGTACCAGACGCGGCGCTTATGATAACTGCCACTGCAAACGCTGAGCTTCAGAACAAAACAGCATCCCCATTCTCTTTTAAAGGTTCGACGTCAATAAGGAGCGTAATTGAATCCATCTGCGCCTCTGCCGGTTATAGCCCGTTAATTAATGGTCTGAATGGGGTGATGGTAAATAATCCTCATTATGAGGGGAGCATGTTTCAGCAATTAGAGCAGATATGTTATGCCCTAAAGATATCAATGTCGGTCACTCCACCGAAAATTTCTTTCTGGGAGACAAATACTAAAAGGGACGATGAGATCCCCTTAGTTTCTTCTCAGAACGGCCTAATCGGATATCCTATATTTTCTAATGGCGGCGTGATGTTTCAAACGCAGTTTTCGACACTCCTCACAACAGGGAGGAATGTGGCACTTAAAACGTTACTTCCTCACGCAGACGGTGAATACAACCTTAGCAGCGTGACGCATGAGTTGTCATCGTGGATGCCCGGTGGGCCTTGGCACTCAATATGCATAGCAAACCGAGAACAAAAAGAGGTGCCTAATGGATAGCTCACTTTTCACTCCAACCAGCGCACAGACAAGTGAAGCTGAGTCACTCTCTTACGTATTTAAAGAGCTCCTTTCAGGGGCCTTTTTTATTGAGCTAGTTGAAGTGATGAATATCCAGGGAGAAGCGCCAGATCTTGTTGTTGATGTAATTCCTCTTGTCACAAGAACAGACCCATCAGGTGCAACAATTCAAAACTCGGAAATATTTAACGTTCCTGTGTTTAGGTTACAACGAGGGGGAAGCGCAATCATCATGAACCCGGTCATTGGTGATATTGGCATGATAGCTATATGCGATCGTGATAACAGTATTGCGCGAGCTAATAGGAGGCAGTCAGTCCCCGGGAGTAAACGCACTCACAGCAAGTCGGATGCACTCTATCTGGGTGGCTTTCTTAATAATCACCCATCTCAGTTCATCGAGTTTGCAGATGGGTCGATAAATATCACATCTCCCAACCCAGTAAATATAACCTGCTCAAAGGCGAATATAATCGCTCCTGAGGGAGTGGATATGACGACATCACTTCTTCATGTGATTGGTGGCGGCATCAAGGCAGACAAGGACATAACTGATAACGCCGACTCTCAGCCATCTACCGTTAAGCAGCTTAGAGATGCGTACAACGCCCACGATCATGATGTTGTTAACGTTCAGGGCGGCTCATCCACTATCACATCCAACGCTACGGATAATCAGGTATGACATATAGAACCTTAATGCTTGATCCCGATACGTGGGATTTGATGCTCGATGGTGATGGAAATCTTGCCATTACAGATGGTGGGTACGCTGTTGCTCAAGATGTTGCTTCTGCGTGCTTAGTATTTTCTGGCGAATGTTATTACGACAACACGCTTGGTATCCCTTGGAAAGAGGAAGTGCTTGGCTCTCGCCCATCACCAGGATTCATTGCCCAAAAGATGCAAAACGAGGCGTTGAAATTACCAGTGGTTGAACAGGCTATCGCCAATGTTTTCTTTGACAAGAACACCCGCGCTACTCGCGGAACAATACGCGTGACTGACGTTAACGGAAATATATCACAGGCAAACTTATGACCATTATAGAAACAGCGGTTCCAGATGTAACCATAACTGAAAATGGACTGCTTATTCCTGATGTATCTGATGTTCTGGCTGGTCGCCTGACTGACATGACTACCTCACTTGGTGGGGGATCAAGCCAGTCACTAAGTTCACCACAGGGGCAGATTGCGCAGTCAGATACAGAAATCATCGCTCAGGTATACGATAAATTGCTTTGCCTGTTTAATCAGATTAACCCTGATTATGCAACGGGGCGGTTTCAGGATGGAATAGGGAGGATCTATTTTCAAGAGCGGATATCTGCGCAGGGAACGGTTGTTGCCGCAACCTGCATAGGGAATGTAAATACTGTGATTCCTGCCGGTAGCACAGCAGTTGATACCAACGGCTATATCTACCAGTCAATTGACGCTGCAACCATACCGGCGAGTGGTTCGATTGATGTTCCATTCGTTAATACCACAACAGGCCCAATCCCTTGCGCCGTTGGAGCGCTAAACCAAATATATCGAGCCGTCCCGGGCTGGGACTCAATAAACAACGCTGTATCTGGCGTCGTTGGTATCGACGTAGAATCCCGTATAGCATTTGAGACGAGGCGAAAGCAGTCTGTAGCAAGAAATGGTAGCAATACTGACGCAGCATTACTTGCGGTATTGCTTGAAACGAAAGGCGTTCTTGATGCCTACGTGTGGTCAAACCGGACAGATGCAGTAGTGAATAAAGGGACAACAAACTTTCCCGTCGTCGCCCACTCCATCTATATAGGCGTATACGGGGGCGAAGATGCTGATGTTGCCAATGCAATATTAAGCAGGAAAAACCCCGGCGCTAATCTAAACGGCAATACTCATTATTCAATTGAAGATAAAGAAAACTATAGCGCCCCATATCCGGTTTACGATATGCAGTGGGAAAAAGTTGCTCCGGTACGGATTTATTACAAAGTAGAAATAGAAACAAATGAGAACCTACCATCTGATATTTCAGCTCAAGTTAAGACGATGGTTGAACGTGTATTTAACGGAGAATATGAAGGGATAACCAAAGCAAGAATAGGCGCAAGAATTAATTCTGGTATTTATTATGCACCTATCATTTCAATTTCACCTGACTATGTGAACATCTCATCGATATCAATATCTATTGATGGATTAGCATTTACGCAATCAGTAACGCCGGGCATAGACCAGATACCCACAATTCAACAATCTGATATTGAGGTGATACTAGTGTGAGCCAAGAAGACACAATTCTAACGCAATACTCAGCCAGTAATAGAATCCTCTCCATCATCGACACATTCAATCAGGCTGTAAGCCTGGCAGATTTCACAGATGAATTTATTTTAAAGGTCTGGGATATTACGACCTGCGAAACCTTTGGACTGGATATGTGGGGGAAGGTTGTTGGAGTCTCTCGTTACATTAGAGCTGGAATAGATAATGACTGCTTTGGATTTTCGGAGGCAGATGATGGCGGTGGATATCCGGCCCCTTTTGGTGATAGTCCATTCTATGCAGGGGTGCAAGAAACTGAAACAGTAAGATTGAGCAATGAAGCCTATCGAACTTTAATTTTGTGTAAAGCATTTTCAAATATAAGCATTGCCACAATAAAAGACATCAACAAGTTTCTCACCATGCTATTCCTTGGGCGCGGGAGGTCTTATTGCGTCGATTATGGCAGTATGAAAATGGGGATAATTTGCGAGTTTAAATTAGAGCCATACGAAATATCAATTTTAGAAAATTATGAAGTGCTGCCAATACCTAGCGGCGTTCTTGCAATCGTTAGACAAGTCGTTTCTCCGTATTTTGGATTTGCAGATGATGCATACCCCTTCAATGATGGAACCTTTTTCAGAGATATCTAAATGAATAGAACTGATGACCCAAAAAAACAACCCGTCCCTTTTGGCGTAAATGGGCCAAGAGAAGATATCGAACCAACTACACCAACCGGCGATAACTCTGCATCATATAACTCAGGGTTTCCGCCAATCACAATGCTCCTGAAAGCCGCGGGTGGGCTGCCGCCAAAAGGTCAGGATATGAACCAAATACTCTATGAACTTTCAAGCTTATCGCGCTGGAATAGCGCTGGGGCATTGAACGTATATGACTCTACATTTGGCGCAGCAATCTCTGGGTATCCAAAGGGTGCAGTATTAAGCAATTCAAACTTTACCGGATGCTGGCTAAATATCACCGACGCGAACACTGCTAACCCAGAAAACACCAACGCATCGCTAACAGGCTGGGTTCCTGCGTTTACATACGGCACAACTGATGTAACTGGATTGGCTGCTACAAACGTCACTCTTACTGCGCTGCAAGCTGCAAACGAGCGCATCACATTAGCGGGTGTGCTGACAGCAAACATTAATCTAGTATTTCCCGCATGGCGAAAGAACTGGGCCATTGTTAACAATTGCACTGGCGCTTTTAGTGTTACATGCAAAACACCAAGCGGCACCGGCATAGCTGTCGTGGCGGGAACAACAGTTAGAATTATTGGTGATGGTACGAACATTATCTCCAACGAGTCTTCGCTGGTTGCTGGGGCACTCCAAAAATCAAATAACCTGTCTGATTTAGTTAGCGTGCCAACCTCATTAGCAAACCTTGGGTTAAGTGATGTTGCCCACCTACCTCAATTAACGGGCGTTGTCGGCACATCTCGCAATGCAAAAATGAGTATTCCGGCCACATCGGTGGCTGCAACATTCACAGCAGATGAATTAATTGTTCAGGTGGGATGGGGTGGGCGGCAATACAAACTTTCAGGTTTCAGCAGGTCAATTAATCTTGCTACGACGGGCAGCGGCGGGATGGATACAGGCACCGCTCCAGCAACGGGCTATGTCGCTTTGTATGCGATCTACAATCCAACATCTGGCGCTACTGCGCTGCTTGCGGTGAATGCAACGTCAGCACTCGCCCCAGAAGTTTATGGTGGTGCGAACATGCCAGCGGGCTATACAGCATCCGCGCTCGTTTCTGTTTGGGGGACTTCATCAGGTCAGTTTGTCGTCGGCCATCAAATGGGCAGACATATTGGCATCATCAGCAATCAGCTTTATAGCACAGCGGGATCGGTACTGGGGTATTCTGGTATTTCTTTGGCTGCCGCTGTTCCCCCTAACGGCAAAAAAGCCAACATGCAAATCGTTGCATCACAAACCACCCCCAATTCCGTTATTCAACTTTATTTAGCATCAACAGCAGAGGGGGTGGGTGCTATCTACGTGAATACATCAGCAAATTCGAGCAGCGCCACCACCACATCAACTAACAGTGGTTATGCTGAGATGAATATCATCGGTGTGCAATCGCTCTACTTCAAAATGGCAAATACAGTCGTAGCAACGTATACATTTATTTGTGGGGGTTACGAGATATGACAATCATCGTTCAGTTTTCTGATAAACAAGAGGCTGTAATAATTAGCTGGTTCAGTGCTATGCCACCCGTACCAGAGCAGTTTCCAAACCTTGGCGAAGTAGAGTCCAACGACCCACGATGGAAAGTTTTTTATGACATGATGAACCCATCCGTTCCGGGAATGCCTGAGCCTGAACAAAAAGAAGCCGTTTAATTACGATAATATTAAAATCCTGGGTCACGTAATTTGATAAAATACTTCATAGTAATATTTACCAAATTACGTGACCCACTTTCGCAATTTACGCGACGCGCTACAGCCGGTATTATACGTAGTGCGCGCGAAATAGAGTAATCAATAATCACTCCAGAAGAGAAGCCGTTTTTAAGAAACTGCCTTGTAAGAAGAAATGAACTAAGAACAAAAAAAATCCAAACACCTAATTTGTCCATTCCTAATGTATAAAATTGAATATCACTAAAGAATAACCCAATGGAGTGCAGCGAAATTACAATCAAGCATGCTAGTCCTCGAATTCCATCCGCCCCTGCCAAATAATCTTTATTCATTTAATCGCGGTCCCAATACCGATCATATTGATAGTCCAGTTTCATGAAACGAAAATTCAGACAATAAGTAATGATGACTTTATCATCTTTGCTGTCGCTTGTATTGATGTGCGTACTTGATTACCTCAGCACTCGACGCCGGTTTTCCTATCACACTATAGCGAAAGCAGGGATGCCTGTGAGGTGGGGTGACATATTAGTGACGCATCTATAGTGCCGAAGAAGTGTCACTGGTATGTCACTGTTAGCCATAATGTCGCTTGTGAATGCAGATTAGGCCAGTATTTACAATGGGTTATATGCACTACGACGTTCTTCTAAGCCGTAGGTCACAGGTTCGAGCCCTGTAGGGCGTACCATCTTCAAGTCAACACACCTCTACTGAATTCTCTTTTTATCCCTTATACTCCCTGAAATTACTGAATTTTTCTGTCACGAGTTCTATCGAAGTCAACTCAGTTATACCCAAATCAAGTGGTATCTGGGGGCCTTTGAGGGGGCTCATCTCGTTCAATGGAAATTAGGGGCCCCTTATGCCACTAAATGCACGACAGATTGATACTGCAAAACCCAAAGAAAAAGAATACAAGCTCACTGACGGTGGCGGCTTGTATCTGTTGGTCAAGCCTAACGGCGCGAGATACTGGCGCTTGAAGTATCGTTTTTTGGGTAAGGAGAAGAAGCTTTCCATCGGTGTTTACCCTGATATCTCTTTGGCTGAGGCTCGCTTGAAGCGAGAGGAAGCACGGAAGATCATCGCTTTAGGCGGTGACCCTGGAGAGGAAAAGAAAGCAGAAAAACTGGCTCAAAAGGCCAATGTCGAAAATACCTTCAAGGCTATCGCGCTGGAATGGCATGAGTACAAACGGCCTAACTGGTCGAAAGGCTATGCCGAAGATCTGATGGAAGCATTCGAGAACGACATCTTTCCTGATATTGGTAAGCGTCCCATTGCTGAGATAAAACCGCTCGAAGTGCTCAGTTCGCTGCGTAAACTCGAAAAGCGGGGTGTACTCGATAAACTGCGTAAGATCCGCCAAGCCTGTAATCAAGTATTCCGCTATGCCATCGTCACCGGCAGAGCTGAAACTAACCCGGCCTCTGAGCTGGCAAGTGCCTTAACTGCGCCTAAGTCTACCCATTATCCCCATCTGCTAGCTGATGAACTCCCTGATTTCTTACAGGCTCTTGCCGCGTATTCTGGTAGCCCGATAACCCGACTGGCTACTCGTATTCTGATGTTGACCGGAGTGCGCACCGTCGAACTCCGTCAGGCTGAATGGAAAGAGTTTGATTTCGATAAACGTGTTTGGGAAGTCCCGGTTGAAAGGATGAAGATGCGTCGTCCGCATCTGGTACCTCTGTCTGATCAGGTTGTGGCATCACTTCGTGAGATTCAGGCAGTAGCGGGCCGTTACAACCTGGTTTTCCCAGGCCGTAACGACATTACGAAGCCGATGAGTGAAGCGAGTATCAATCAGGTACTAAAAAGGATTGGGTATCACGGAAAGGCGACTGGCCATGGTTTCCGGCACACGATGAGTACTATCCTGCATGAACAGGGCTATAACACCGCGTGGATCGAGTTACAGCTTGCGCATGTGGATAAGAACACCATTCGCGGCACATACAATCATGCGCAGTATCTGGAGCAGCGCAGGGAGATGTTGCAGTGGTATGGGGATTATGTGGACAACCTAGAGCTCGGTGGGAGTGTGGTTCATGGGAAGTTTGGGGCCCGAGCCTAAGTTAACGTGATTTTTCTTAATTAGACCAACAGTGCTAGCGAAAGTGCTGGCACTGTTGGTTTCAGCTGCCACTTGTTTTTTTGTTTCGGTGAGATAATGGAAGGTTTGTGCTGGGTTGGTGACCGTAATCAGGCCGGAACCGATGATCGCGAACACCGTCAAAAAAGTAATGCGTGTGATGGACTATGATACCTAGGTTGAAATTGCGGACGTATTGTCAGCGCCAAGGTTTTTGACCATATTTCAGAACGATAGCTTGTAGTTCGTTGATTGAGTCGGGATTGTGGTCAAAGGATGCGGTAGAGCGGCAGATGAGTCACCAGGAACGTAACTCTGTGCGTGCGGCTTATATTCATAAGGCCGAGCACTTAGGAGAGCGGAGACTGATGGTGCAATGGTGGGCTGATTATCTGGATGCTAATCGGGAAGGGAGGGTAAACCCGTTTGATTTTGCGAAGATTAATAGCGGAGATAGGCAGTAG